GATTGAAATATCAATGCTAAAGCGTAAGGCGAATACCAATGTGGCCTAAAATTTCCAAGTCTTCACCTTGCGCCTTAGCGGTGCCGTAAATCACGAAATTGGATGGGGTATTTGAATCTTACGGGTCATTTCCAATTATCACAGCAGGATCACAAGAATCCTTTTTCTCTTTCTCACCTTTCCAAGTTACGTTGGTAATTCGCTTTCCCCCGGTAAAGCTGTCGATTGTCGTGTCAAGCTTAACAACCCCCATTCCTTCAAGAGTCTCAAGAATCTCATGTAACTCCACTTTGTTCGTCTCGCGATAATTAGCTCGTAGAAGAGCTGTGAAACTAATTGTTCCGATAAGCTGTACCTGGCGCAGTATTCGTTCCACACCGACAGCAGTTCTACTTGATCCGTGTCCTCCAAGTGCTTGGTCTGCGTTAGCAAGGCTGGCCTCCACAAAAGTTATTGCTTTTCTAAGATCAGATTCCTCTATAACAAATTCGTTAGAATATGCCATCCTAAGACACATAGTTGTCTTCAAGACGTTGGTATGTAGTCGTGCAAGATTTCCCCGTAGTCTGTCATCCGATAGATCTGACGTCTTACCTTTAATGGTTTGATACCAGCTATCATACAGAGCTTCAGCAACAGGTGTAAATTTGAACTCTCCAACCAACGAATTGATAGTCTTAAGGTCGTGCTTGAGCTGTTCGTATAGCTTAGTGTTAGGTGGTGGAGGCATTGCAAGCCACTTGTATTTTTCTCGAGCTGATACAAAAACGATTCGACTTGTGAAACCTCCACCGATAGCTTCAGGAGGCAAGTTACTTGTAAGCCATCTTGGTGTAGTACCAATAAAGGCGTTGATGCAAATTCGATAGAGCTTGTCTTTGCCTTTTTCACTTGTCTTGTATTCCCACTCATCATGAGAATCCCATAAATCTGTTAAGACTTCTATGATTTCCTTTGGATTAACTGCAAGTAAGCTTGCAAATTCCTTTGATACTATTGACATAGAAGAATGAACAACAGGAACTTGGCTTCCTGGCATATAAAAGAATTGGTTCTTACGAACTTCATCTAAATCCTTTGTTAATGCTCGTTTGGTTGGTGAGTCAGCGAAAACAGAAACTCCAATATCTTGTAAGATCTTCTTTGAAAAGGAGAGCGGCATACCTTTTCGGCACTCTCCTGGGTCTGCAACAAGTAAGATATACATATTTGGATAGAGATTCTCCATCCCAAATGGAGTCCATACCTTGCGCTGTAATGCTGAAGCAATGGTAGAAATTCCTGCCCATAACCAAAACACTCGTGGAGCTTCTGTTTCCTCGACATATTCCATTAGACTTATTAGCCAATTTTCGCATAGTCTCTTGGCCTTCGTAGCCATTAGTCCACTATCTCCACTAACCTCAAAATATACTTACCGCAAGTGAGAATAAGAGAGCACTTTTTATCTACGATAGAACAGTTTTCAACAACAAAGTGAGGACACCAAGAGCCACATGGAGGTTGATTTGATGTAAATGGACAGTAACATTTGGCGTCATTTCGTCTATGTAAAATCATTCTCTTTGCTGTGTCTATTTTAACTACAAATTCAAAGCCATTTTTGTAAGAGTCAGACATTGAATACCTCCTTAGCTATATCTTCTATATAAGGCCTAAGAAAATCTCCGTGACAGGCAAGTGGCTTACACCAACAAATTAGTGTAACTTTGCCTGTTTCTAGTCCTTTTTTAGCTATATCTTCAAGAAATTTTCTTTGGAGAGATTCTGTATTATTAAGTTGCATCTCTAGCCAATCAAGATACTTCTCAATAGCTCTATAACGGCCGTATTCTTTTACACTAAAAGGATTTCCAAGTGCTGAAGGTCTACCTATATAGAAGCCATCTCCTTTAAAAGTCTTTTTATTTCTAACATATACTTTCATTTTATCTCCTTCAGTTCCCCCCAAGACGGACCAACTTTGAATTCTGTTGGAATAATAAGTTGTCTGCCATTGATCTCGATAGGAATCTCTAAACACTTTCTCATATCGGTTATTGCAGTAGCTATTGTGGCTTCATTGTTGTCTACCTGAGCAATGATCTCGTCGTGGACGTTTAAAAGAATGTCTATATAATCTGAGTGCCTTTCGTAGATTGATTGGATTCCAATTTGGAGAAGTTCTCCAACTGTAGATTGTGGGGAGAACGCATAAGCAGCTCGATAAGTGCTATCATTAAGTCTCCCCAAAAAAGTTCTTTTCCTACCGAGAGGCGTAACCAAAGTTCGAGTGCTCTTAATCTGTTCTCTAATCTTCCTCTTCCACTCAGCGAGATGCGGGTCCTTTGCCTTAGCCGATTCAAGTAGCTTCTTACAAAGGGATGCCTCAAGAAAGTAACCCTCCTTTATTAACTCTCCCTGAAATTGTAGTGGACCAATATCATAATTGATAGCGTGTTTTGTTTTTTTACCAAGATTTCTAAAATCCTTTAATGTATGCTCTTCTTGTGTAATTCTATCTTTATACAAAGCTGTTGGTATTTCGTACTTTACAGAATCAGGAATCTCAAAGATTTCTTTTGCCTTTTCCCAATGTACATCAATAGTCCCAGAAAGATATTGAGCTATTCGTGCTACGTTATTTGCTTCCCATGTAACACACCTATCTTCTGCTTGTGATAAGTCAGCAGCAACTAAGATTTTACCTTCATCAGCGACAAAGAGTGCTCTAACCGCCTTCCCTTCCTCTGTTGTAGCACGAGGGATATTCTGTAGGTTGCCTCCTGCTTCCTCGTTTGCTCCATCCTTAAAAACAAACGGTGAAGAGCTGCTTGAAGTTCTCCATGTGGAAACCCATCTATACGCAGTATGTACTCTTCCGTCTCCATCTACTATCATCTCCGCATAAGTGTTAGAAAGTTTGTTGAACCTTTGGTAGTCTAAGATGTGTTGCAAGACTTCGTTGTTGCGATACTTTTTCTTAAGTTTCTGTAGTGCTTCTTTGTCAACCGAAGGTTTCTTTGTTTGCCGATTAAACTGTATCTCAAAGCCAAGCATTCCGTAAAGTAGCTTCTGTTTTTGTTGACTGCTGCTTAGGTTCCATACTGCTCCGCTGATGCGATTCACTTCGGCCTGAGCAAATGCTGCTCTCTTCGAGAACTCAACTTGGAGCTTAGCTTTCTTTTCGAGATCAATCTTGAAACCTCGGAGGGTCATGGCTAAATGAGATTCAAAGACTCTCTTTGTCCTATTGTATCCATGCCAAGTTCCAAGTTCTTTAGCATCTCGCATGACAACAGGAAGGATCTCTCGAGTTACACAACAATCCTTACCATTGTAAGCAAATTCCATAGCATCGGAGCTTCTCACTCCAAAATGAACCTTGCCCATGTCTTTGTAATAAGGCTCCCAAGTATAAACGGAGGTACAAAATGCTAAACTCTTTTTGAGATAGGGGTAACTTGCATGGTGGAGCCACATTGTGTCTTCCCAAGAGTCTTTGTCTACACGCAAACCATAATAACGAGCAAGAACTGCAAGATCATAGCCAGCATTATGAAAGATTTTTACTGTTTGCGACAAAAAGACCTTACTGATAAGCTGTAAAATTTCCGCTTCTTGTTCCTCAGTAAATGCACAATCCTCTCCTCTAATGAATGGCACAACAAAAGCATCTCCAGGATCAGGCGAGAATCCAATACACCAGAGAAGTGGACCATTCTCCGACGGAAGTGTTTCAATGTCAACAGCCGTATGAAATAAATCAGTAGATAATTGGCGCAAACGAGCACAAATCTCTTCAAACGATAAATCAATTTGAACCTTCCTTTCTATTTGAGTAAGTTCTCGAGATTGCGATTGCTCTTTGGCTCTTCCAAGATCTTTCAAAAAAACAGGGAGAGCATTTATCGCTTGTTTTTTCTTGTCCCCCATAAGCTTTTCTTCTTGCTCATTAATGAGTCGATTAACGTAGCTAGGATGATATGTGCAATAAACTTTGAATCCTTCCACAAGTGTACAGGGAAGCACACTTCCTCGCCACTTCTCCACCTTATCTTTCCCTGTGAGATGAAAGATAGCTGTACGCCCAAGAGCGACGAGCACGTTAACATCGCTTTGCTCCTTTAGTTTAGTTAGCCAATCAGCAAACACTTTAATGTGTTCTTCGCCTTCCCATGTTGGTCGCTTGCAAGAAGCATCTTGATAAAAGTATTTAATGTCATTTCTCGGTGGACGCTGACAGAAGATGTTATGAACAAGAACTTCAGAGCGAGTCAGGCCTACATTAGTCAAACAACGATTAAGTAGTTGCCCTGCTTGTCCAAAGAAAGGAACTCCCATCTCATCTTCTTCCTCGCCTGGGGCTTCGCCAATGAAGCATAGTTTGGCAGATAGTGGTCCCTCGGGTGGAATTATTTTAGAAGTTAATCGTTCAGCCATTAGTTTTTCCTTTCAACAAACAGAGTTGGCTCAGCGTCATTACGAGAATATCTAAAGATAGATAGAAGTTCTCTCAAAGGATCAGAACCAAGTGCTGCTTGTAAAGCAATGCGTTCTATATTAGTTACATCAAATGGAAGTGTTACTGTAATATGATAACCTTCTCCGCTTTTTGAGTGAGCCATCTTAAATTCTGTAGCCGGAAGTTGAGAATCAAATAACCACTTAAGTCTATCAAACTGATCCATTTGTTGCTGAGTATCTATATCAAGCTGAAGTTCATTAGGCTTTGGATATACTATAACAAAGCCTTCTTCTTCCATTTTTTCTATATATTCTTCTCGAGTACAATCCCAATCGTAATCACTCTTTGGCACTTCTTGCATTAGCGCCTCCTTCATCGGCTTCCTCAGCCATAAGTTTAGGATATTCTCTATCACAATATTGCTTGCATTTGTTGCAGAGCAATAAGCCACCATCTCGAATTAATTGATTGTAACTGAATATTTTCTCACAGCAATCACAATGATAGGATTTTATTTTTGGTGCTTTTTTGGGGGTCATTAGATTCTCCTATCAATCCACTCTTTAAGTCTTCTAAGAGCTTTTCTGTTTTTATTAAAAGAAGGAAGTTTAATCTCTATTCGCTTAGACATAGTCTCATGTACCCAAGTTGTACTATAAGAGCACAGAAGATCTAGCATTACAAGCTCAAAATGATCTTTCTTGGAGAGATCAAGCTTAAACAGTTCTTTTTTCATTTATAAATCCTCATCCGGTTCATATGTTGAATGGGTTTAGTGATTATTTTTCGTCGCAGTAGTTGTGATAATCTTCTTTTGTAAAGCCAAAAACTTTAAATAAAGTTTCTTTATCGGTGTCTGCACTATTATAAAGCGTATCTCTACCATCCATACGCATAAAAGTTTCTTCTGCTATACCTGTTATGCAGTCAATCAAGACTCCAATCTGTTCTTTTGTCATAGCTTTCTCCTAGTGATTATAAGTTCCTTCTTTTTTCCCTCTAAACGCAAGCATTTCGCTTTGCTTATTAGGATGTAATCTCCAGAAGTTCATCCAATCTTGGCTACCCGGTTCAAGTAGTTTGAAATCTTGTTCTGGTTGATCTATGTCTTCAGGGTCTTCGCCAGAAGTATCGTCTGTAATAGTCCAATATCCTTTATTTAAGTTAAAGATTCCAAGATTACGGAATGACTCTTCTTTTTCTATCATGAGCCAGTCTAATTGATGAGAGATCTTAAGAGAATCAGCAGCAACTCCAGCCATACAAGACCCCGCCATAGGATCAAGGACCCGATCCCCAGGACTTGCAGAACGAACAAGCAGCTCACGATAAATAGCAGGATGTTTCGCAGAGGGATGGATTTGTTTAATCCTTGGCGTAGGTTGTGGCGTAGTGATGACATCTGGTGCTCCTTGCTTTACAAGATCTTTGCTACCCTTTCGAGCATAGGCAATAGGCTCGTATGAACGACCCGGCCAGATCGTAGGATTACGAGTCCTATGCGCACCTTGCTTTTGCCATATAATAGGAATACCGTTAGTTGAAAAGCCGGTTTCGGCTAATGTCTGATAGACAAAGGGATAGTTAGCTATCCCAAAAAAGACATAAAGGTGGGCATTTTCTGCCATGAGATCATAAAGTGTCTTACACCAAATTGGAAACTTAGTAAGGAAGTATTCCTTTGAATCCTCATACATGATTTGAGAAGAGTTTTCTTTTGCACTGGCATCAAAGTCTACTCCCCAAGGTGGATCAAATAAGACTACTTGATATAATCCCAAAGTGGATTTTTCCGAAACAGATTCTTCTTTATACCATTCCTCAAAGTCTTTGTATAACACTCTTTTGTCATATTCGAGAAGCCTTGCTTCTTGCCCTGTAAGGCTTTCTCCGCTTTCGGTAAGACAGGCTTGCTCTTTTGCTTGGGCTTTTTCGAGAAGGATTGAGCGTTCGACTTCGCCTTCAAGGCGCTTGATAGCTTTTTTAGCTTCTGTTTTAGATGCCGCATTTGCGACTTCTGGTATTTCTCGAGCATATAAAGCGAGCTTAATGTCCTCGCTAACAAGACCTTTTGACTCATGTAGTTCGCTTGCCGTATCCTCGATAGAGTGTCCACCACGTCGTCCAGCAACTGTTCCACCTCGTTGCTCTTGCCGTAATTCGTGCAATCTTGCTTTGCTTTCAACTTCTTCCCTCCATGTTAGTGGTCTACGAAGAAGATTCTCCATGAGTTCACATTCGTACAGCATAGCTGGATCAGTAATGTCTTCTTTGTAAATGAAACGAAACAAAGCATTGATACTTTTACAAGCTCGTAAACGATTCTCGCCAGAAATTAAAATAGGATTACCGTCTTGGTCTTTGCGACAAACTCCAGGTTGAAGCTGACCAATAGATTTGATGCTATCGGCTAATTCTACAATAAATTTCTGGTCGAAGACACCACGCTGACGAGGTGGAATTTGTACTTCGTCGGGATTGATCTCGTGAATCTCAAGCATAGTGAACTATCTCCTATAAGAATATGATTGCAAGAACAATTACAGTTGTGCATCCACTTGAAACTTCCCATTTACCTTCTATTCCAGCTATAACTCCTACTGCTGCAAGTATACAGATAAGTAACCATTTTCCTGCATCGTTTACATAGTCTTTAGACATTCTTCTTCTCCTTCATGGCTCTAATTTCAGCAAGTACTTCTTCCATAGTCACGTTAGCTTCACTTACAAGATTAGCAAGCTCCATTTGTTTTTGCTTAGATACTTGAGCACTTATCTTGGTCGGCCTTCCAGCAGAACGCTTTGGAGATTCTGCTTTAATTGCAGCGCGTAAACGCCTATATTCTTTTATCTCTCTGCGCATTCGTGCTCTATTTTGGCGAATAAGAATCATTAAGGCTTCGGGGTCAAGCTCAGAAGGAGCGGGACCGATTATCTTAGTTAGAAGTTTCATATTAACTCCTATATATGAATATGATTAAAAGCATCTTCTAAAGCCTCAAAAATTCTAAAGCGCATAGTTTTACTCTCCTCGTTTTCTGGAGTAGAAGCAAGCCAATTTTGCATATAGCTCATAAGCCAAGTAGCTTCAGCTTCATTCATTACAAGCTTAATCTCTATTTGTTTACTAGGAATTGCTTTCATCCTTATTTATCCTTTCCATTATCTGCTTTGCCACAGTAGATTGTGGGCCAAGTTCTATTGCTCTTGTAACAGCTTCACGGAGAAACATTGAGCGTGCTCCGTGGTCTGGGAATAAGCGATAAAATGCTTCAAACATCCAAGGAGATACCCAGAATGCTATTTTACGTTTGTGCTCATTGGTCATTGGAGGACTCCAAGATAGATCTAACAATATTTGCTAATGCGGCTATTGCAGCTCCCTGATTCCCAAAGTATGTTGCAACTGTTCTTCCATCAAAAGGCTTTCCATCAAACTCTTTTGCATCATTTTCCATGTCTTTTGCTATCGCTAATAGAATTTTTATAGATTTATCTTTGTTCATCGCTTCACCTCACACTGAATCCAGAGTTAATTGCAGCGGTGTTGCTGGTATCAGTCTGGTCCTGTTCCTGCCCTCCACAGCCCGCGAACAGCTTACTCGGGTCCAACAATATGTGGTATAGCCTACTTTATCGGCCACCGCTGCAAGCCTTTTCTAGCTCATCTCATTAACGTGTCTTGGAACAGAGTTCATATCCAACTCATTGCGAAGATCATCTTCTGTTGGAGATTGAACTCTATTGTCATAGCCTTGAGTGATATAAACAAAGCATTCTTGGCCAGAGTTAAAATGAAGCTTTCCATCGGAGCAATCATTACCAAATGCGGTGCTCCATTTGAGAGCAGAGCTAAGCATCCGATCTCCCTTGGGGACACCTACGAACTCGTCCATTTCACGAAAGTCGTTTTCGTTAGGCATAGGAAGATACTTGATAAAAGGACGCCCGTTGATTGAGGGATCGTCGGAGAGAACACGGAGGCTGAGAATAAGATTGTCTCTTTGTTTCTCCTTTGGGCCACCTTCTTTCTTGACTTTGTTAGGCTGGAGCTTAGGCTCTTTAACAAGGCGGACCTTGTACCACTCAGGTTCCAAGAGCGCCCCTTTTTCTTGAATGTCATTAAGATCTTTGGGTAATCCGAATTCTGCCATAGTAAATTATCTCCTTATGATTAAGTATTGTCTGTGTTTAAAGATGACCACTGAGTAGTATTCCAAAAATAAATACTTGGTTCAATTTGCTTCTTATATAGACGCTCTAGTTCCGCCCATTTTCCAGAATATGGTTCAATTTGATGCCTATCCATTATGCCAACAGCAGTTGTGGGCTCAATCTGTTGGCTTACTTGAAAGGGCGAGTCAGTACCTCCATCCTGTCCTGCGCAATAGTAAGTTTAGAATCCATAGCAGCCAGGATAGCTGCAGTCTGGGCATCTTTGGCTACAACAGCTTTAGGACCAAAGACGAGTTTTTCAATGGCTCCATCTTCGGCCTCTTTCTTGGTAGGCTTTTCGAGAATTGCGACTTCAAATAGTGGCATTGTGATCTCCTCTCAACTTGTTCATTGTTTGAATGGGTTTAGTTTGTGCCAAAGCGCAGATTAAGCAATTCCTCAAATCCCCAAACTTTGTTATCAGGATTCAACTCAATCGGGCTTTGCCAGTATTTGCCGAGTTGATTCAAAGATGATTTAAGAAATCCTAGTTTTGCATCACTTGCTGTTTGCCAATAGTATTTTTGTTTTTTCTTAGTCTCGTTTCCCTCCTTAATTGTTTGGGTTAGATTATAGCAAGCATAGCACTCGTTAAACCAAGAGCCTACTTCGGTACGAATGTTGCCAAAAAGCTTAGGCCAGTATTCTATCTTATTTGTTGTTCCGTCTTCATAGACATAATAATGTCCTGTAAATACTGTATGAACTGGCATTGCGAGACAATTAAAAATGAACTTTGACATCTCTTGCATATAGGGAGAATAATGATGCTGTGCCGGAGTTCCTCCAAATCCAAGCTCAGCGAGTTGGCCTGTCTTTGTGCGAAGAGAAAGGCAGAAATTCATAGCATAGCGATTCATCCCCGAGATTCCGTCCCAGATAATTCCACTGTAAGGGAAACTTTTATTCTTAATAGCCGTCCAGATTTCATCCCGAAGAGTAATTGCATCATTCCAGGCTTGAGGTTTGCTAAGATCGGTTTCAACAATTTGTAGGATATCGACTCCGGCGATTCCTGAAACAGTTGCTGAGCGACCGTCGAAGTCAACCAAGAGCTTTCTTCCCGGTAGACTAATTGCTGCAGTTGTTTTTCCACCACCTGATTCTCCTAAGAGCATTGCTCTTATTTTATAGTTTTGACGAAGCTCCTTTAAGTCTTCAGACTTTTGAGCTTTTGCTAGGATTGATTCTTTCACTGTGGGTTCCCTCCCCTCATCGGTGCGCTCTGGAAGGCGCGAAGCTGCTCCTTGAGCGTGGCGCTTGATGGTTAAAGTTCTTGCTTGTCTTCCTTTCTTCTATCATATCCTTCAATAGCTTCAAACTTCGCCTCAAAAAACAGTACTCTAACAATATAATTAAGTATTGGCTTATCAAGCTCAATTATACAAGTGACATATCCTGGCGAAGCAAACCCTGTAGGATGCAATTCAAGCAGTGTTCCTGTCTTACCAATAATACCATAAGTATCGCCTTCTCTCATGTAGCTATCATTTGGGCCAAGATCTGTAATACGGACTCGTTCGCCAGGTTTCATTATTCTTTTCCCCTCTTCCAGGGTTCCCACTTTTCTTCCCTGATCTTTAGATGATCATAGATTGAAATATCTACCTTACGAAAGTCAACTTGGGTTGCACAAATCTGCTTAAATGGACAAGCACTGAGTCCTGGACCGCCGACACAATTTCGAGGATTGGTTGTCTTGGGCCAAGTCTCTGTGTCGAAGCAAGATTTAAAATAGTTAATATCTCTGATTACGTCGGCTTCGAACTCAACTAAATCGGCTTCTGTCTTACGCACTAAAGTGCGAGCCACTCTTGGAGTGGTCCAATTAGATCTTGGGCCTGGAACTTTCTTAGTTATCATGTTGACAAGTACGCCGTAGGTGTTTTGGTGGAGCTTGCTCAAATACCAGTGGTATCCTGTAACTTGAGGGGAAAATTCCCATTGTCCTATAAAGCTGTCAGAGAGGTATTCTCCTGTCGTTTTGTGCTCCAATACCAAGAATCCATATGGCTGCCATTCAATGTATCCATCCATAGAACCTGCATAAAAATACGGAGTTCCAACAAGCGGCCATTGGAAGCCCTGTTCTGATGCACCTTGAATGAGTTTAAAAGGGTCGGTTTCATACCGCTCGATATAATACCTGAAAGCTGTGATAAGTCCGTCTCTTGTATTGTCTGGGGATTCTTCTGTGATGTTATCATCGAAGTAAGCTCCTCCTTCACCTATTGCTTCTAAGATTTTGGTCTTGCTATCATCTGTGGATGAGTACCATTTGTCCATCATTAAGTGGAAGGCACCTCCCCAAACAAGATAGGCTTTAGTATGCTTTGGCTCAAATCCACAAAGGAAGAAATAGAGTTTTCGTGGGCAGGATTTGCCCATTGATCTCATGCTATTGTCCCAAACTAAAGGGAATTCAGTTATCATTAGTCCTCCTTTGTATCAACTGACTCAAATAATGCAAGAAATGTAGATCTAATTTTATTATAATCCATATCCATAGTTGCATACGAGTTTGTTATTAAATGCTTTAAGCAGTTAGCTTCTTCGTTATTCATTACAAGTGTTATCTCAGTAGTAGCTTTAAGGCTTATTTTCACTCTTAATCTCCTTTAAAAAGTTAGGACATTCAGAACAAGTAAATCCATCCCAATCCTGTTTTGCAGCTTCATAGAGACACTTGTCATAGTTCTTGCACTTCGTATCTCTATGACGTTCTACATCACTAAGTAACCAAAGGCATACCCACTTATCTGGACCTACCTTGGATTCTACGCCATTCGGACATTGCTCCGACTCCCTCGTTACCCGTAAGCTCGTTGGATTGAACAGCGCTGCTGATTCTTCTTTGGGCTTCAGACTCATCGTCTATCTCCAATAAGTTGCAGGTAACAAAGGCTTCTATTGTGTCGTCTGAAACTATAGTTGGACACAGAACACATTTTCGCTTAATCTCGAGAGATTCAGGAGCTTTACGGATAACTTTAAACTCTGGTTTCTTGCCAGTTTCATAGAGCCAAGCGTAGACGTGATAACGAAGTTTGTCGATTGCCTCTCGATTGTCCTTAAGGACAAGAGACTTGCCTTCAGCTAAAGCTGAGAGCTGTTCAGCTATTTTTTCTATAGCAGTCCAGCCTTCTTGGTTTAATTTATAGCCCATGAGTTGACTCCTCGTCCCATTCCTGTACTTGATCCATTAAAGCAGCAGACATCTCAGCCATTGCATCTGCTCTATGAGTCTGTGGTATATATCGAATTGCTATCTCGAGAAAGACAAAAGTGATTTTAGCTCTCTTGGCTAAAGCGCCATCGGCTGAAAGCCCAGACTCATAGAGCAGTTTCATTAGGTTAGAGAACATAGCTTTATTCCTCTGTTTTCTTGGCAAGCATTTTTATCTGGCATTTAAGCTCTTCGATTTCCTTCTTATGATTCTCTGCTTCGCCTTTGTAATAAGAAGCNGAGCTTTGCGCTTCCTTTAAAGCTTTGTTCTCGGTTTCTTCTGTAGTAAGTTTACGAATCTTAGAGGAATCAATCAACTCAATTTTTATCTCTTCTTCTTTAGGAGTAAAAATATTCTTTCCATCTACATATTCACTATAAAGCACTTCTGCTTCAAGCAAAGCCATTGCTGTTTCTTTGCTCTTTATGCCAAGATGATGATAACCAAAACTCACAACATAAGTTTTTTCCATGATTCACTTCCTTTCTGGCTTTTCGCCGCTTAACCCGTTCAATCATTGAATCGGTTTAGGATTGATAAATCAGAATTGCTGTACCTTTTCAAGCAGAATTTTGAATGCTTCTTCTGGTCCATAGATATAACAGGGGCAGGGACACCACCACGGGCCGTATATACTAATTTGAGGGGTTCCAAGAATATGGTAACAAGCTGCACAACTACTCATATTATGCTTATTATTTACTAAATTTTGGAATGGTCTAAACTCAGAAGAAGTATCAAAACCAAGAGGACATCTTTCGCAGCTTGGACTTTCTGCAAATTTCTTATAGGCTTCTTTAACTTTTCTCTTCCATTCCTTCAGATTTCTTGCCACTGTTTGTCTCTCCTTTCAATAAGGTTGCCTCTCGTTTAAACACAGCTAACGCTTTTCCTTTATTGCTTGTTCGCTTGCGAAGTACTTCTAAAAATCGTAAAATCTTTGCATTGTCGCACCAGTAGTTGTACCAAACTCCGTTGATTGATAGAGTAATGTGACCATCGTTAGTGTGCTGGATTGGAAGAATATCAAGTAATTTCTTTGACATCTATCATAGCATCCTGATCAAAAGCAAATTGTTTAACCTCTTCAAGAGTCTGAGGCATATAAGCATAGTCTTCCGCAGTAAATCCTTTACAGAATTGTGATTTGCTTAAAGCATTTTTCCATCCGTCAGCTTCAATAAATTCTATATCTAATTTATTATCCATAAAGTTAATATATGCCACAGCATATTTAGCCATTCTTCCCTCCTATCTTCTTGGCATAGGCTGCCTCGATCTCGAAGACTTCATCTATTGTTAGTTTTCGTCCAAGTGCCTTTTCGGCAGATATAATAACTTCGGGGCAAGGATTCTTGATCTTGTTATATTCTACTGCATATTCATGTCGCTTTTGAGCTATTGCCGTGGCCTTCTCAAGCCATTTGGATTCTCTCGCAAAAAGTTTAGCTGCTCTAATACCAAGTGCTCTTGCTCGTTTGCGATACTCGGTTTCTATGCGAGCAGAATCATAGATAAGCTTAGACAATTCTTCCATTCGTTCCTGTTTGTTCATCTTTCTCACAAGAGTTATTGTCATCATAGCTTTCCTTTCTATTATACCATCCAGGATTGCATCTGTTACAGTCAAGAGCTCCGCATAAGCCATCGAAACAAGTAAGTTTAGCAATAAGCTCTTTTTGAAAGAGCTCCATTGAAGCAATGTCTTCTTCGATATAATCTGGCGTTTCTTGACGCATGATAACCTCGTAGCTTAGACGTAGATCGAAACAAACTGCGTTTTTAAAAGAAACCAGGCTTTACAGTAACTACGCAGCAGCTTGGCAAAGGCGAAGCTTTGCAGCACTTGACTGGCGCTTGTAATAGGTACGGATTTGGGTAGACTTAACTGTTACAATAAGCTCTTCGCATTCTGATTCTATTTTGAGAATATCTGAGAACGGTATCTCTGTCTTGCGATTATTGTGGAAGTAATCCATGACTGCAATTTTGGGATAGTAGCGATGCTTGGTTATGGTTTTGACCTGAGAAAAAACATGAATTGGCTTGGCTTTTCTTGGCATGAGCTTGCTCACTTTCTGTCCATTAGGGCTGGCTTTTCGCCTTAGCTGGATTATACAAGAATTAGTTGAGTCTTTCCCATTCTTTGATAGTGTTTTATTGTGTTCTCTGTTCCGCCTTTCCTATCTGATGCTACACAAGCAATTAAAATATCCGCTTCTTTTGCAATAAAAGCATTTCGTACAAAACCAGCTGCCTTACCATAGCGCCGCCAGTTTGGGTAAAATATAAGAATAGGTATTCCATTATCTTTAGCTATTTTTTCCGCAAAAGCATCTCCTCCTTGTGGACAGCCCCCAGAGACTATTGAAAATCCTTCTTTATAAAGTTGTTTAAATGCACATTCTACGGCATAAAAATCAGTTGCGGTATTCCTTCTTCTTGAGCCTATTATTCCAATCTTCATTAGCATTTCCTTAGTTGTATTGAAATCTGATACTTAACCGGGTCAATGTTTGAATCGGTTTAGATTTATTCAGATTTCAAGATCGGCACATATGGAATCATTAGTTTGTCTTTTTATAGCATCAGCAAGAGCCTTTAGGCCCCATACAGAATCGACATGATAGTGATTTACTCCTATGTGCCACTTGTCTTTAAACCACTCTCTCGGCGCAGGGCATCCACAATGTCCATCGACACGGACATCCTTTCCATATTTCTCATGAAGTGGCTCAGCATATTTAAAAAGTAGTGGAGTTGTTTCGGTCTTAGCCGCCCAATAATACCAAAGACGCTCAAACTTCCATCCTTGGAGAAAGCCAACTATTTTTGTTGGTACTTCTCCTTTGAAGACAAACCCAAACTCATGTACACCTATTCCGGCAGTTTCAAGCTCCTTGCGTATTTCGTCATCGCAATCTTTTACACCGGCTAAGTTTCTCATTTTATTCTTCTTTAATTGCGCTTCAGCGCCTGGCAAAAACAAATCATCTCGTCTATTGCCTCTGGCCCGAACATTTGGTATAGTGCTCGAAGATAACATTTTATGCTCTGTTTAAGCATCCAATTCTCCTTTCGCCACAAGCATCCCTTTGATTGAGCCAATTAACATAGACTCGTCAAAATATTCTACCTCTTTTGGCAGCGCAAAAGCTTTGATTGTCTCGGCTATGGCGTAGCCAAGCGAGTCTGGTTCGTGGTCCTTGAAAGCGTAGCGAGCTACAAGTTTGATTTGATGACTTGTCATGATGGAATCATCCTATGCTTGATAAATGTTCTTGGTTAGAATCAACACTGTTTCCTTGTCGCAGAGATAATCCCAACTACGCAAGTTTGCGAGCAATTCGATAGAGATTAAGATTTTGGCAAACTCAGTTGAGTTGTCTTGCAATGCAGCAAGACGAGTCTCTAAATGATGCTCACGAAGGGATTTCATTTAACTCTCCTGATTTGTACGGAGTGAAAACAGTGGTGCTCGTCTGTTTCTATGTCTATGGCATCGCCATAAAAAGTCTTTTTGTCTTTCCATTGTACTATATTTATTGATTTAAGAGTTCTATTTAAAGTCCTTGCTCTCATTTCACTGCTATAGCCATCATCTTTACAAAAAGCTCTAACCTGAAACAAATCACCAGTTTTCATTTTACTTTCCTTTCAAATGTAATCTAATCCTTGTTGATTCTTTCTCAATCTGATNTGACGCAACGCCAAGTCTTTCTATCNCAGCGTTGGCTCTANTCCAAATATCTCGCACATCATTAGATAGGCTTTCAATGTGATTAGCAATTATGAAATTCCCATAAGTCATGGCTACATTGCAAGCACAAGCGCAGATATTGGTTAATGTAACTATGACTAATATGAATTTCATAGAATTATTGGATTTATCCACTTAACCTGTTCATGTTATGAATCGGTTTAGCAACCCTTCCACCAGTAGAATAATCCCCATGCACCTAATGCTATGGTTAGCCAAAAGGCTACGCCAAGTAATGTGCCGAGGATTATGGCTTTTAAGGGAATTTTATTGAATGGAATTTGATCTGTCATGGAGTAGTAACCTTTAGTATCAAAAGAAGGAGCCCCGAAGGGCTCCATTCTCGATTGATTGTTTACAGCCCTTTCTTGGCCTTAGCCGCTGCAATAGCTTCCATGATTTCTTCGGTCGAAAGACCGCCAGCTTCCTTCGCCACCATGCGACCCATCTTGGCAACTTCCTTGCTGACCTTGGGACCGGCTGCAATGCGGGAACCGGGCTTGTATGCGTCGGCAATAGCCTGCATCTTGGTCTGATCCACAGAACCATCGGCGCCGAAGGCTGCATCGTAATTCGGGCGAGTGCTGATCTGCCGCACACCGGCCTGCACCACTTCGAGCAATGTCATGTTATAGCGCTCTTTCAAAAATTCCTCATCCACCATGACCGGAAAGACCACGCCATACTTGGTGCTCGCACCGCGGGTTGCACCGATGTAGGTTATAATGTCATCAGAACCGGGATTGACGATGGGATCGACGTAGTTGATAACCTTTTTTTCGACTTTTTCTTCTGCCATGATTTGCCTCACTTTCATTAATTTGGGTTATTTGTCTTGGATGGTAATCCATCCAGTGAATCCACGAATTATCGTGGACTCAATGCATGGCTTATCACCAAATTGTTTCCCATATAGATTGTTCGACTTCTACGGTGCTTCCTTCTATTGTTTCATAAATTCTCCCAGGAAGAAAAAATTGCGGGTCATCTGTATAAAGTGCTTCGACAACGGCTAAACCCACCAAATTTCCATTGAGAAATCTTTTTCGATATTCAACCCTGATCATTTTATCCTCCCGTTTGTTGTGCTGTCTGGTGTTATGTATATGCACGGGCTGTGCCAACATGCCAAAGATGGAAAAATAATTTATTATTCAATGATTTCAATATGTTACAGCTTCTATCAAACACCACGCCAACATTGAGGATTATATGAAATATTCAGATTAATGAACCATAATCGGGCGAGATGTCATAACCCGTTGATATTATTGAATAATCAAAGGTTTATGTTAATGAACCAATATTTACTGAACGTCGTTCATTTGACAAAATTTGTAATGATTTCAATGACTTATGCCAGATTCATTTATTTGAACCGATCAAATCGAGCATTGATTCATTAATACTTAACCGATTCAAACAATGAACCGCTTTAGCATGGATGAATCACATTCATTGAGTCGTTGATGCAATCGCTTAACCAATTCAAATGTTGAACGGGTTCTCACAAATGAATCATGTTTAGCCATTCGGGGCGGATTCAATTATTCTTCTACTCCACAACACAATTACGCAAATAGTTGAGTAGTTAAAACCCCGCCGTCCAAATGCGAATTAATTTTGAGAATGTCATTCAAAGTTTGATAAAAGTTTAGTTTATAAGGAAGATGGAGAGAAAGAAGTTTAGTTGAATTACAATTTTGTAATTAAAAAAAAATTTTTAATCTAATAAGAAAACACCATTAATTTTTAAACTAAACTTTTCCTTCTCTCGTTCGTTTATAAACTAAATCCAATTCATTGCAAAATGCCACCATGTCGCGCGGCCATACGTACTACTCAACTATTTGCGTAATTGTATAATTGAATGGTAATCATATCCAGCGTTGCCGACGGCAAGCACTAAACCTGTTCATATCATGAATCGGTTGAGTCAATGTGAGCACCATTCATGCTGTGACCAAAGGCCATCTTGTTATTGATTCGTGTTGAGTTATTGAATGAAGTTCACTGAATGTTATTCATTCATCGAGCGACCGATGGCCGGAGGCCCTGGGGGGATGGGAGTTTTGCCGCCGGGGGTATGACCCTCAGAAAATTACGCCTCTATTTTTGGAATCCCCAACACTAAAGTGCAACGCTAAAGCGTAATGATAGAGCTATCTATATCTAGATTAATAGCGTGATGGGATTAATAGAGCTAGATAACCCCAGCCCCGCGACACTACCTAGCGAGGATCAGACGAATCCAATCCTTAACCCGTTCATATGTTGACCCGGTTGAGTGGGTTGACGTGAAAGTATGGGACAGATGTACCATATCTAGGTGACATTCGTACCATAAAATGATATACTGACTTCAACAATGACACCTTTAACCAAAGGTTGCTCGCTTGCCAGAACTTGATCAGACAGAAACCAAACAGGATTTATACGAACGTCTCCTGAATATTGTAAAAGGAGACGAGTTCGTAAATCCTTTTCGTTTTGGCGAAACAAGCTTTGATCAGAATCCAAAGAGATTCATAGATCGCTCCGATCCAAACTACCAAGAATCGCTTTATGCCGAACCAAGCGAGCTTCCCTCATTAGATACTGGTGGCATTGCTGGCCAGATTCGTGGACTTTCACCAAAGATAACCAAGATTGTTCGCAAGGCGATGCAAAATGAGTTGAAAGCTAGAGGAATTGCTCCGTTTGAGCCGAGTACACAGTCTCCTGCACAGCGGGCTTGGATTAAAGCGGGCGAACCAGACGAGATAGATTCTTTTCTGCCCCACAAAGATATAGATTGGACATCAGAATCAAATGTAGTCTCTCGTCTTCTTCGTGGTACTTGGTATCGCGGTCAAAGCGAATATCCTTCGGGCCATAGAATAGAAGAGGTCATTGATCCTGTTGCTGGTAAGGAAGTAAAGGAGCTTGTCACAAAACAGTTTGGTAAGGAATATGGCACCGAGACTCCTGTGTTTGCTGGTATGCGAGCAAAGCACTCTAATCTCGGTGAGCCTCATGGAATTTCACTAAGTTATGATCCAACAGTAAGTGCGAAGTTTAATGCGCCGCAAAGTTTAATTAACTTTGATGATGAAGACCTTATGACTAATTTGGCAAAAGCCGAAGCAAAAACTATTGGCTTTGATCCAAATAGTAAAATGGTTAATACTTCGTTTGATAGAGCAAAGAAACTTGCAGAGACAACCAAAGTTTCTCGAGTAATGCCTCTTTATGGTGAGCCACCTGAAGGCAAGATCTTGCAGGTCTGGAAGCCAGAACATGGGGCTGAGTTTAGAAAGGCTTATGTTGAATCTGGTAAAGAAATGTCAGAGAAATATCCAGAATTTAGAAAGTCTATTGAGATGTTAAGTCCTGGAGCAAGTGGAGAAGAAGTAGCTAATGCAATTCAAAAAGCAAGTAGTGTAAAAGCTATTGATGTACCTTATCATATAGATGTGGGTGGAGTAATTCACCCCAATACTTGGAAGGTTACTTCTAGCGCACATGGAAGCAAGTATCGAAATCCTCGAGATGAATTCAACTCTCTAATGAGTCAAAAGCTCAAAGAGCAAGGATGGAAAGGTGTATTACACTCGCCTCATCGTTATGGTGAGTATGAATTGAGAATGTTTGATCCTTATGATGTGATGTATATAGATAAAAGAGCTGTCGCGCCCTATGGCGAAGCCAATTCAATGGTGGCAAAGTCTGTGCCAAGATTAGCTGAAATGAAAGAAGCACTTAAGCGAGAACATGAAGCTGTTACTGAAGGTAAACCGAAGTCACTTCGTGACTGGTATCAAGATATTACGAGGGAAGAGATACTTGGATTGCCGAAGGCAAGTAATGCTGAGATAAATGATAGTATTGGAAAAGAATTTGATATAGAAGATATTGATTTTACTAAAATGTGGAACAAGGATTAACTTATGTCCGCCGGTCCTCAAGGTCCAAATGGAACCTATCTAACGCCCCCCATGCAGGGCTCGCCAATGATCCATCATAGGCATATGGCAAGACTTGCAGCTTCGGGGTTTACCCCTACTGAGATTGCCGAGGCCACAGGCTTCTCTTGTGTTCAGATTACCAAGATTCTGGCCTCGCCTCTGTTTCAGAAAGAGGTTGCTCGTATCGAGGCTTTGGCCGATAACTCAGCTTGTGACTTGCGCCAAGATTTGCAGGCCTTAGCCGTCAAAGCTATATGTAATCTTGAAGAAGACGTTCATATGGCGGATGGAAAATCGCCTGATGATTTGACAAACTTCCAGCGTAACCTCCGTTACAAGGCGTCCACAGACATTCTTGATCGAATTGGACTCGTTTCCAAGAAATTGAACTTTGGCGAGTTACACTTGCATAATGAGGATCATAAGCACATCCATAATATGAGTATAGAAGACTTGCGTAATGATGTAATGGATGTGCTGAAAGGAGTATAAATGCCTTGTCATGATAGAATCATAGATTTTAGTACGAAGCGTAACAAGGTTATAGATGATCCTGCATTTAATCGTTGGCTCGGATTAGAAAAGCCAAAGCCAGAGCTTGACGCACTTAGATATACTAATATGCCTAATACTTATTGGCGTTGTACTTGTGGATGCGTTTATTTTTTTATAGCTCCTAATGGGCTTGTCTGCGCTGAATGTGGCAACGAGCCGAAAGGATTTTAAAATGATTAAGCGAGCTAGTGGTAAGTGGTTTTTGGCTGATGATAAAGGAGTGAAGATTGATGCTGCGGGTGATTTTGCAACGTTAGATGAGGCCAGAGCAATGGAATCAAATTTCACTAAACCTGTTCAAACATTGAACCGGCCAAGTGGTGGAACCGATGATAAGAAAGACGTCTCAAGGGTATCAGGTAGTCTCGGAAAAGGGCAAAAGCCTAAGTAAGAAGAACCTTACAAAGGCTGAAGCTGAGGAGAGGCTTAGACAGATTGAATACTTTAAGCATAAAGGCTATCATAAAAAATAAGTGTCTGTCAGTTGCGTCTTTGTTTGTTTTTGCTTTTCAGTTTGTTTTTTCTTTTTTGTTTCGTGTTTTTGTTCAGTTTCGTTTGTGCTGTTTAGTCTGTCACGGTGGAGGTGTTTCCTTGAAGACTACGTTTTGTGCGCTTGTGTTCGTGCTATTTGCAGTGGTTGTGTTTGCGTCTCCATTTCTTGTAGCCGATCCAGCCACCTCAACTAAATATAGAATGAGACTTTCTGCTGATAATGGAGTGACTTGGGGTGCTTGGGTAGAAGGAAATCCTGTTAATGGAGCAATGAAGTTTGATGTCGCTGGAATGACTAATGGAACCTATCTTGGCGAAGCCCAGGCTTGGGGAGACGTTGAAGTAACTGATTCTACAAGTGGAGCTATAACTTCTGTTGGCTCATGGAGCACCTCAAGCCCTTTCGTTTTGAAAGTCAGAGGCCAGAAAGTAGTAAACATAAAGGTCATAGAATAGGCTGCTTCATTGACTCAATATCCTAAAGATTATAGAGAGAATCTAGCTTGGCGGCGTGAGACTTTGCTACGCGCCAAGGATGATCTATCTTATCGAGAGAAATGTAAGACACTTTTCTTCCAAGATCCTCTCTATGCTTTTAACTGTTTCTTTTGGACTTTTGATGTTAGAAAAAAGCCTAATCATCACATTCCATTCTGCACTTATGACTTTCAAGATGTTGTAATTCTAGATCTAGTCAACTCGATTAAGACCTCTTCTGGTACAAATTCCCAAGACAGATTGATTGAAAAATCCAGAGACATGGGTGTCTCATGGATAGTTATTCTCGTTTTTGAGCTCCTTTGGCTGAATCCTTCTGGTGGTTATGACTTCTTGCTTGGTAGCAGAATAGAAGATTATGTCGATAAGAAAGGCGATATGCGGACACTGTTCGAGAAGGCACGATACAACTTGTATCGACTTCCAGTCTGGCTTCAGCCAAAGGACTTTTCTTCTAAGACTCATGATAATTTTATGAGATTGATTAATCCAGAGACAGGATCATCCATAACTGGTGAATCAAACAATGCAAGCTTCTCGACTGGCGGTAGATATGCGGCTATTCTTCTAGATGAGTTTGCAAAATGGGAGAATAATGATGATAAGGCTTGGACTAGCTCAGGCGATGCCAGTCCTTGTCGTGTTGCAGTAAGTACTCCTTGGGGCGCTGCTGGAAAGTTTTATGATTTGGCTCATGATGATAAAATAAAGAAGCATACTTTACATTGGAGTTTGCATCCAGAGAAACGACTTGGGCTTTATTGTGTCTATCCAAAACCTGTTCGATCTGCTGAAGTAGTAGACGAGAATCATTGGGTGGGTTTACGCTCAGTTTGGTACGATCAGCAGACACTTGGTCGAACACGCACAGGTAGTGATATTGCTCAAGAACTTGATATTGATTATATAGGCGCAGGTAATCCTGTCTTTGATGGTCCTGCTGGAGATCGAATTTCAGTCTTAATTAAGAGTGATAAATCTCCTGTCTCTTACCTTCAGCCGGTTAATGGTGAAACTACCTTGTTGGAGGTCGAGAATCCCTATGAACATTATGACTATGTGCTTATTTATGATAAGCCGATGCAGAATTTAAGCTATGTGTTAGCTTGCGATGTCGCTGAAGGAAAAGAGACAGGAGACTATTCTATTGTAAAGGTACTTTGTCGAGAGACAAGAAGTGTTGTTGCAAGCTTTGCTTCTCGAATTGATGAGGTTGCACTGGCTAGAATTATAGTTGGAATGGCTCAGTATTATACCTCAAGCAAGAAAGAACCTTGGTGGGCAGTGGAGACTAATGGCCCGGGACTAGCCTTGTTTGACCTGCTCACTGAGGTTCATGATTTGCCTAATCCCTTTCTTATGCCTATTTATGATACTGTGAAGAATTCAATTTCCTATCGTAAGGGTTGGTGGACAAGTGTTTCGTCCCGAAGGGCTTTGGTTGGTGGTATCAAAGAATGGCTCATCGAAGGAACTGGCTGGTGCGATAAGAGATGTTGTCGAGAATTTAACACCTTTATTATAGACAAAACTGGCAAACCAAAGGCAAAAGAAGGCGCTAACGATGATGAAGTTATGTGTCTCGGTATTGCTCTTCAAGTAGATCGAATGGCTCCAGATGATGATGTAATTAGAGCTATTCCACAAAGTATGGCTGAATTTGAAAGGCAAATTACTGTCGAGAAGACAAAGAAAATTATTGAACCCTCGCTAGAAGAAGCTTGTATGATTCATGCACTTTCTTTGCGAAGCAATGACTCGATGATAGATTGGTATGAAAGTTCCGGTTCATATTATGAACAGGTTGAGGATTTGGGATAAGGAGATCCTGTAATGAAAAAGATTGTCTGTTTAATCGCTGGATTGATGTTTGTTTTTACTGTTGATGTTTTTGCCGCATATACATTTGTTGCAACAAGACAAGACGCTTCTAATGGTTGGATACAACTTGATATTGTTGTAACAGCAGATTCTACTCATTCAGCTACTACATACAAATTACCGTATTCGCTTGGTGGGAGATACTTATATTCGATTGAGACATATTATGGGGCGACCGGTCCTACAGATAACACTGATATTACACTATTACAACATACATCCTCTGGGAAAGATATTCTTAATGGTGCCGGAACGGATAAAATAGATAATGCTGGAAACAATTTCTTTCAGCCTAGGATTGGTACTGATGCAGCAGGCGCTGCTGTTTATGGACCTATTCCTGTATATGGAAATCTCTATCTTGTTATATCTAATCAAGCAGTAAATAGCGCTGTGTTTACTATAAGACTAAATTTTATTAATTAGGTGTACTATGCGTTATATTTTAATTATACTTGCTTTTCTTATTCTAAGTATATTTGGATATACTCAAGCAAATACTGAGCAGTTAAATGGAACTAGATTAATTATACTTAGGTTAATAGGCTTATATACTAATTCATCAAACGGCATAGCTCCGCCAGATAAAGCCTTAAAAACTTCCGATGGAAAGTACTTTAAGGTCAATGGCGGATACTTCATCGTTAAATAAGAGACATGCCATGCTTGCCAACTTGCTTAGAATCCTGATTGTCGTTTTGTTCTCAACCGCCTGCTTCGCCGCCGATTACAATTCGGCCTATACTGGGGCGGTGATAGATACAAAGATTGGGACGGTATATATAGACGGCCTGAATGCTGACGGTTCAACGAACGATGCCTCTATTATCAATGCCGCTATCGCTTCGGGTGGCAGTTTCAAACTTCCAGCGGGTAAAATATGCAAGGCCACATCACAGATTGTTGTTTCATCCAATACCATTTTAGACCTGAATGGCTCAACCATCGCGTTTGAATTTGGTGCGGCTACCGTAGGACTTACAAACGCCCACGCAATCGACTCGGTTAGAACGGTATCGGACGCGGCGATCAATAGCGGCTCAACAACCCTAACCTCTGCAACGGCTAACTTTACTTCTGCCGATGTGGGTAGGTCCATAACTGTAGCCGGTGCCAACACTGGAGATACGCAGCTTTGTGCTATAATCGTAACTCGCACAAGTGCCAGTGAAATAGAAATAGATACAACAGCCAAGGTATCTGTTACGAACAAGGCTATCGTTATCTATAATCGTGATTCCAATATCAGGCTGAAAAACGGGACAATCACTTATGCCGGGACAACGGGTCATGTAGTTTCATTCAAAAGGATAGATGGGCTGATAGTCGAGGATTTGAAGATCACCAGTAGCGCCAGTAAGTATGCGCTTCTGATTTCGGACGCCACCAAATTCATGGTTGAAAATATAGACTTCGCAACCGCTTCCGATGGCGTCCATATAGACGGTCCCACAAAAAACGGAGTTGTTCGAAACATCACCGGAACAACTGGAGACGACCTGATTTCCATCACTGCGCGGGATTGGGATACCACGCCTTTTTTCTTTAATGATGTAAACGGTGACGTATCCGACATTTTTATTGAGAATGTGCATGGCAATACTCCCGGATTTATCATGATAAAACTTGAACCGGCTCCGGGTAACAACATTAGTGATATTACGCTTCGCAACATTAATTCGATTGCTTCCAGTTTTATCATATCGCTGAATGATTCGATTTACGGAGCAGGCACTATAGACCGTATTTTTGTTGATGGTCTATATGGAACTTCTATCTATCACAATATTATGATGACGGCGACAGCCGGTAAAAAAGTATCCTTTAAAAATATATTTACGGAGCAATCTGCGAACTATTCTGTGTTGGCTGGAAATGGAACTTTTGAAAGCGTTGTGATGGATGGGGTTCAATTAAATACTATTGTATCTGGAAAATTATTCTCTGATTGGTATTCAGGCACAACCGGAACTTATGGGGACGTTTCAATTTCAAATATTTACTATAACGCTTCCGGTGCGACCGAACTATCAAATATAATTTATATAGGTGGAACCACGACAGGCTTGTCGCTTTCGAATATACGATTTAACACCAATGCTTCTGGAAATATATACGATCTGATTAAAATTGCGGGAACCATTACCCAACTCAATATCAATGGATTTAATGTAGTTGCAGAAACCGGAAGTAACGCTCCGACCAGCGTTATTTCTCTTGAAGGGACAATCACTTCATTGGTGGCTAATTCAATTTTGCTAAAACTTTCGGCTACTGGAAATGTCGATTGGATAAACATTGCTGGAACAGGCACGCTTTCAGGTTACATGATTTCGAATTACATCGGTCGTTATAGTCGCAGCATTATTTGGGCGCAGAATAACTCTACTATTGGTAGCGGTATGATTTCAAATGTCAACCTATATCATCCAAACCGGATGTTGGTAACGTTTAGTGATATGAATGTGGCGCTGAACAATATTGCCATAGATACACCGGACAATGAGGTTATTTACACTAATGGCGGCGCGATAACGGTTTCGGGAGCGGGTGTCAATCGGATTTCTGCATGGAATGGATTTGCAAGGGCCGGAGCGGAAGTTATTAAGGTATTTAACTTTGACTATCCTGCTGATGTGGACGATTTAACTGTAGCCAACGGAAGCAAATTTTGGAATACTGATGCCGCTAAGTGTGGCGGTGCAGGTCCGACAATAGGGGATGGTTCTGGATTTAAGGGACTTTTTAGCGGGACGGCTTGCCCATGACCGACAAGCGCAGCGAAGCAAGGTAGATGCTATAATGACTGAACGTCGTATTGGAACAGACAGAAGAAAGGATGCGTGTGCTCTCTGTGATCGTTATAGAGCTGAAGAGACTAAACGAGAAGAAGAAAATGAAAAAGCTCATGAAACTATGTGGAAGTCTATTGGAAATAAAGTTCCTCGTTGGGTTCTTATATCAATAGGTATTCCTATGATTGGAGGAATATTCTTATTTACTGGATGGACAGCACTTAATGGATTTGCTGTGGATAAAAGAGTTGTTAAATTAGAAGTACAGCAAGAATACGTTGTAAATAATCTGACAAAGCTTATGCTTTCTTTTAATATAGAACCTACATCAATGCCGATAAAGGGTAAATAATGAGCCAATTAAATGATAAACAGATTAAGTTTGCGGGCCTTGTAGCTCAACTTATAGCCAAAGCTTTTGAGTTTGGCTATGGAGTTACTCTTGGAGATGCTTATCGTGATCCTAGATGTCCTTATGGATCAGAGGTATCTCTGCATAAAGAGCGACTTGCTATTGATCTAAATCTCTTCAAGAGGGAAGGAGGTAAGTGGGTTTTTCTATCTTCGACAGAAGATCATAGAATACTTGGAGAGTGGTGGGAAAGTCTAGATAGTGATTGTGCTTGGGGCGGAAGATTCAAAGATGGAAATCATTATTCATTAAAGCATGAAGGGAGAAAGTAAAATGGCTATTTCTATGAATTTCTTTTCTCGGATGATGTTCGGTATGGGCTTAGCAAATGCGATTCTGTTGGCCCTTGCTGACAGCAAACTTAATGCTGGCGAGATTATGCAGATTTTGCAGTTTGCTGTAACTGGTATGGGAGCTGAATTTAAACTTTCAGTTGAAGACTTCCAGGTGGTGCCTAATGAAGATGGAAGCATTGCACTTGTATTTTCTAAAAGGCTTGTTGATAAGCTTAATTTTAGTGTGTAGTGGATGCTCCTGGGTTCATGCTCCAAGAGAGTATAATCTATTCTTGGGCGATAACTGAAAGGATATAACAGTAAGGCTTGAGGTTCAAGCTGAATCAGGGGCAATTAAACAGGATGCAAGTCCACCAATAACAACAGATCTTAAGATACCAATTCCGGTGCTGCCATGAAAGGTGACAGAATAGCGTATATCAGTGGAATAAAGTATTGGCTTGCTACTGACTATGTCGTACAGACTGATGTTAGGCCGCCATATGATATTAAGACTGAATATATTGATCTTAATATGGAAGGTCTATTAACTATTCGTCACGCTTATCCTTGGGATGGACCAAGTGGTGGTTGTCCTGATATACCACAGATGATGAGAGGTTCCTTAGCCCACGATGCTTTTGCTGATTTAATGCGACAGGGTTATCTTGATTTTAATAAGTATTTTCATGCTATTAATAGAGAATTGGAAAAGATAGCTGATGAAGATGGGCTTCCTGATATAGCTTGTCATTTAGTTTTCAAAGCTGTCGATGAAATAAGTGACGGCTCATGGGCTAAGTATGGTGAGGATGGCGGAAGAAAACTTTGCTTTGCTCCATAGGGAGAGAATATGACTACACAGCGACCTGGACAAATTACGCTTTCGATTATAGTAGTTGTTGGATTCTTTATGATTCTCTATTACTTTCTCTCTATGAGAGGAACTCTTCCTATGGAGCATAGGGAATTAGTTTCTGGTATGATTGGGGCAGTTACAATGAAGTTTGGAACTGTACTCGATTGGTGGTATAGCTCTAATGAGGGATCAGCAAGAACAAAAGAGTTACTTGCAAAGTCACAGCCAATTAAGGAAGATGATTGTGTTGAATTAACTAAACCTGTTCAATGATTGAATCGGTTAAGAAAGGAAAAATATGTTCAGTACAACCCCAACATTGAAAGCTACGCTTAAAGAGTTATCAAAGGTTATTGATATTCAAGCAGAAATAATCCGTGGATTAAGGCAAGATAATCGAGATATGCTTAACCGATATATGTCTAGATTTGATATGAAAACTTATGCTCAGACTTCGCCAGCAAGTATAGCGGAGTTGGATTATCCTGCTGAGGCTCTTGCAAAGCAAGATACTTTTAGTAAAGAATTTCTTGCTGGAGAAACCGTAGATGAGACTTAACGTCAAAGCAGCTGAGCGATTTCTTGCGAAGCCAAAGAAATCTACACAAACTGAAGAAGACATGCTGCTCTGGTCTGTTGTTAAAGAGAAGTATGATCTTGGCTTAGAACTGCGTCGTCCCTTCGAAAGGGAGTGGATGATTAATCTGGCGTTTTTGGCTGGTAGACAGTATGTCTTCTTCAATTCGCAAGCTCATATGCTGCAACAGATTGCTCGAATTAAAGGTAGACCAAGAAGGGTTGACAATATTCTCTTGCCTAAATGGCGGCGTCNAGTTGCTGATTTGATTCGAGATGATCCTCAAATGACGGTTGTGCCTAATACTAATGAGGATGAAGATATTAAGTCAGCTAAAGTTGGTTCAAAGGTGCTTCAGTACTTCTGGCGCAGCTCACGCATGAAGCGCAAACGGAGAGAACTTGCAGGGTGGATTTATGTTACAGGTAATGGATTCTTGGATGATAGATGGAACTCCAAGTTGGGACCGACTTCGGTTGATCCAAAGAGCGGAAAGCTTGTTTACCTTGGAGATGTCGATGCTGGAGTCTGGAGTCCATTTGAGATCATTCTCCCCGTTGTCTTCTTGGGCGATACCGATCTGCATAGAATGCCGTGGATTATTAAAGCTAAGTGGAGAACACTCGATTATATTAGAGGAAACTACAAACGAGGAATTGAAGTTACAGCAGAATCTGGAGCAACAGCTACCTTTGGAGCTGATCTTATCTCAGGGAGAGTAGGAACAGCTAATACAAAGATTCAAGGTGCTGTAATGATGGAGTTTTATCATCAGCCCTGTTTGGATTATCCTAATGGTTTGGCTATAACGGCAGCTAATGGAATAGTGTTACAAAGTGCAGAATATCCTTTTAATAGCTATAATTTAGAGCATTTTAAAGATATAGATATTCCTGGAGTATTCTGGGGCAGAGCGACTTTTACCGAGGCTGTACCATTACAGGTGCGCTGGAATAAGACTAATAATTCTGTTGATGAGTTTAATCAAGTAGTTGGTAAGGGTAAACTGCTTACTCCGAAAGGAAGCCAATTAGAGGTTCTTCCTGATGATACTCATGGAGAGACAATTCAATACAAGCCTGTAATGGGGCATGTCCCTAAGTGGATGGACCTTACTGAGCTGCCCCGATCTATTGAGCTTTCTTTGAATACAGCTAAAGCTTCTTTGGAAGATCTGTATTCTGCTCACGAAGTGAGTCGAGGTACAAATAAGTCTGATATTCGTTCTGGCGATATGGTAGCACTCTTGTTGGAACAAGATGCTTTTGGTAAATTACCAAGTCATGCAGTATTCGAGGAAGGTTTAGAGGCTTGGGGAACTCGGATACTTAAAAGATTCCAAGACGGCTATAATACCGCCAGAATGATTAAGATAGTTGGAAGAGAGAATGAGTATGAGGTGTTCTCGTTTAAAGGAAGTGATCTTAGAGGGAATACTGATGTTTCAGTAAAGCGGCAAAGCTCTTTACCAGAATCTCGAGTGTTGCGCAATCAAGTTACTATGGATCGTTTTGCTAAGGGATTATATGGTGATCCTGTTGATCCTGAAGTCAGACGCCATGTAATGAATATGCTTGATGATGCAGTAGTTGATGATCTGTATGGAGATACTAAACTCGATGAAATGTATGCGAGATATGAAAATAACACTTTGATTAGTGGACAAGTAACTGATTTGAAAGTTAATCAGTATGACAATCACTCAATCCATATGCAAGAGCATAATCACTTTAGAAAGACCTTGGACTACCAAAAGGTTAAGTTACAGAATCCTAAGGCTTTTATGGAACTTGAACTTATCTTCGAGACCCATGCAATGCAACATCAGTTGTTTTTGAAACAATTAGAGGAGCAAATGATTCAGCGTCAAGCAATGCTTGAGAATGCTAAGAAAGGACCAGAAACTAATGCAAAATCTAAGACCGGAAGAAGTAGCAATAGTTAAAAAGTGGAATCTGTTCTGTCAGATGCTTCTTGACTGTGAACGAACTTGGAAAGAGTTTTTAGCTTTAAGAGAGAATACAAGATTTAACAGTGACAATCTACCACCTCAAGCTGGAAAGTTTTTTGGCTTGGCTACCTCACGATCAACCTTTATGGTAGCTGTTGCAAGGTTACTGGACTATGCTAGAAAGTACTCGAGCATAGAAGAGATGATCGTGAAACTACCTGAAGAAAAAAGAGAGGAGAAAGCAAATGTGGAAAAGCAGAATGCCCAAACTCCTGTGGTCAGTGGAAGCAGGAGACGGTAGTGGAGGCTCTTCTGGTAAGAGTACCCCCGCTCCCATTGAGATTGAGGGAAAGCAGTACACTGTTGATGACATTAAGAACATTGTTGCCCAACAGGGAAGTGCAACTAAGGCTGCTCAAGATGCGGCAGCTGCTCTAACTGCAGCACAAAGGTATGGAGTTGATGTAGGATCCTATGTGCAGCAGTCAGAAGCCAGCTTTGCATTGATGCAGGATTTGATTGCTAAAGGTATTATCGATGAAAGTGGAAAACTCATTGAGAAAAAACCTCCAGAGAAGCCACCTGAGGCTCCAATTATTTCTGGAGTAACGCCACCTAGGAAGGCGGATGAATTAGCTACAGCGGCTCTTACAGAACTTCATACTAAGTTTGGGACTCTTTCAAAAGAGCTCGAGCGCGTAAAAGAGGACAATGTAGGGCTGATGAGGCTTCGTCTGCAAGATAAGTTGGCGGCGCAGTTTCCTGATCTCGATGAGGAAGATATTGCTAAAGTTATGGCAACTGCTTATAAAGCAGGCGGTAAAAAGCCTGTTGCGGAAGTTGCTAAAGAAATGTCCGAGGCTAAGAAAGCTTGGATGAATGAACAGGAAGAAGCTTGGGCCAAGAAGCATGGGCTTGACTTGGCTGAAATTAAACGTAAACGAGAGTTCATTGAGGCTCCGCCTGAAGGTGGGGCTGCAGCACTGTTCTCTGGAAAGAAATTCTCTTTCAGTCACAAGAAGGGAGATACAGCTGTAGTTTCGCCTAAAGATGCTATGGCAGAGTTCATGACCAAAAGATTTGGAGGATAAAAGAAGTGGCTTATACTGGTACTACTGCAGCGATTCTATCTAACTATAGCGAGGTTCTGAAAACCTTTTACCTGCCTGCAATTCAAGAGCAGCTCAACAATGCAACCTTTCTTGCCAATATGCTAGAAGTAAATGAGAAGGATATATCTGGCAAGAACGCTACGATTAACTTACATTATGGAAGGAATACTGGTACTGGTGCTCGTGCAGATGGAGGGGCTCTGCCTGATGCTGGCTACCAAAAGCACAAGACCTGTACTGTGCCTTGTCGTTATCAATATGGTCGAGTGACTTTCTCTGGTCCTACCATTGCAGCGACGAGGGATCAGAAGGGTAGCTATGCTAATGTAGTTGACAATGAAATTCAGGGAATTACCAAAGACTTGATGAAAGAGGTTAATCGTCAACTTTGGGGCTGTGGCTATGGACTTGTTGCTCGTTGGCGGACGACTGGTTCTGGTACGAGCTATACTCTGCAACGGAGTTATCGTGGAAATGCTGCTGGCGGCGATGGCTTTGGTTCTACTTTTGGTGCCAAATACCTTAAGCCGGATGGGAATAACGCAGCTGTTCCTGTGGTCTTGACTGAGACGTCAAATGTTATTACTGCAACTACTGTTGATGCTACTGACATTGCAGTAAGTGCTGTAGTTGAGACTCCACTGTCTGGCTATGACACGATTACTTGTACTGATCCAAGTGTTACGGAAGCGGACGGAACTTACTATGTTCGTCCAGCTAGTGCTCCTTCTTTGGCTACTACGACTACTGCTGGTACTGGTCGTTACGAGATGATGGGTCTTCGAGGGATTGTTTCTGACAATAACCTTGACGACATCATGATGTTCTCTAGTACTGCTACGAGCCATACTGCTCCGGCAGATGATGGTTTGCAGGGGCTTGACACCGATGATTATACTTGGTGGAAGGCTATTGTTGATACCCATAGTGCTGGTCGTTATGGCGGGCAGCGGGCTTTAACCTTCAAACTGATGGATCGTATGTTTGACAAGGTTGAAGAAAACGCTGGTAAAGATTATGGTCCTGATGTTGTGTTGACTACTCGCGCGATTCGGCGTGAATACAAAGAATTGTGCGAAGGTGACAGACGCCATGTTAATACCATGACTCTGGATGGTGGCTGGAAAGCTCTGGAGTATAATGGTATTCCTCTGATGGTAGATGACGATGCTATTGATGGTGAGATTTATTTCCTTACCATGAGAGATCTGGCTATCTATCGGATGAGTGATTACAACTGGATGGACAAAGATGGCTCGATTCTGAGTCGGATTAGTGGCTATGATGCCTACGAGGCGGTTCTGTATCGTTATGCAGAACTTGGTTGTACTCGTAGGAATAGCCAAGGGGTTCTTTGTGATCTGTCTTATGATGTCTAACTAGTATTCGGATTCGACTAGACCGGTTCAAACAATGAATCGGTTTAGTCGGTCCGAGGTAAACTATCTTAAAGGAGAAGTGAGATGATTAAATCAAGGAATTTGGCGCCTGAACTTAGTTCGTTGATCAATGGCTTGATGGTTGGAAATATTTTCTATGTTGGTACTAATGGAGACAATGCAGCGAGTGGAAAAAGTTATAAGGAGCGATTGAAAAATCTCTCTTTTGCCTCACTGAGACTTGTTACTGGTAACAATGACTATGTGCTTTGCTTTGGTAGTGAAACCGGCCCTGGCTCGGTTACTGTCAGTGCAGCTAATGCTCATATCATTGGCGCAAGTATGCCTCTTAGTGATAGCATGGGTCGAGGTTATGCTTATACTTGCCCAGCTACAGTAGATACTATTATTACTGGAGCATCAGCGCATTATCTTGAGATTGCGAATATTCGCTTTATCTGTCATGCTACTGATCATATTCTAATTGATAATGATGCCGCTACAGACGGATTCTTTCATCACAATACTGTCTATGGTTCAACTACAGCATCTGATGCAATTAGGCTTGACATGGAAGGTGATCGTTGGACTATCAATGACAACTTCTTTGTGCTTTGCAAACTTGCAATTGATTTGGCTGGAGCTGCCTGTGTTGTAAGGCGTAATTCTATTCATGACGTCGATACTGCAGCTAAAGGCATTGTCTTTGGTGCAACTGCACATTATGGTATTGTTACTGATAATATTGTTAATCTCTCTGGTGGTACAGGTGATGTAGGTATTACAATTGCGTCGAGTGCAGATAACATTGCTCTAATTAACAATATGTTTCCTGCAGCGTGTTCGGATAATATCGCTGACTCTGGTACAGCTACCCTTATGATTGATAACAAAGAGGGAGCTATTACTGGTGCTACTGGTGCAAGCATTCAGCTTTATGTGGTTAACTAAGAAAGATTAGATCTATGCCCATCTACGAGTTTTCCTGTCAAACTTGTGAAACTGTGCTGGAGCAACTATGCTTTAAACCTCTCGATAAGGTAACTTGTCATTGTGGCGGGAAGGCTATTCGGATACCTAGCAAAGCATCCATCATTACTGATTGTAATGTAGGGCTAAAGCTTAGGACTAGAGTAGCTTTAGATGATGAGTTAAAGAAACAAGGTATAGTTGCTCCACTTTTCTCGAGCGATCTCGGCAAAGACAAAGCTCGATGGTTACTAAAGAAAGAGGGGATAAAATGAGTCTTTATGATGAACTGAGTTTTATTGATTTACTTGGTCCAATTCAAGGAAAGTTTAAAGTAGAGTTTAATGAGGATGGAAATCCTAAGGTTTATCTTAAACCTGTTTTGACAACGAGTAGTGCTTGGCTTAGCACAATGAAAAAGCCAGACAGGGCCTGTGATCTTTGGCAGATTTATTTCTACAGCTATGGAATTATTCCACAAGGATGTCGTAGTTGTTTTAAAGTTGTAATGAGTATTCCTACATTAGAAAATCTTTTTGAGGTATTTAAATACCAAAGAGCAAGAGAAGATAATTGCAAGTGTGGAATTGAGAAGCGTGCTTATACAGGAAAGCTTGGAGGTTATACCGCTTATTGGTATGCTCCTATGATTCAAGGATTAGCTGGAGCAAGAATACTTTGGCATAAGATTAGTCATGACTTTCCTGACTTTGAAGTAATTTTAAAGAGGGGTTGTACTGAGTACGAAGTAATGTATAATCCTTCGGATAGTTGGGATCAGCTTGCAAAAGAGAGACAATGGGATTTTAAAGAAGGTTTGCTTGATACTCTTTTTGAGCCTGATCCGACTACACTTAGAATTGAAATGTCTACGCCTAAGATGATCGAAGTGTTTACACAGAAACAATGGATCGAATGGGCGTTTGAGCATAATGATAGCACCTATTTGAAATACACTAGTGGACCATTTAAAAGAGAGATTTTGAATTATCAAAACAGTGAGCATTCGAGCTCAGATTATATCTGTAATAACTATGATTTGATCCAAGAAAGGGTGAAATATGATTCAAGTGAAGGAAGTAGACAGTCGAGCGAACGGAAGGATGCCCTCATTCAGGGGCTACCGGAGGACTAACGACGTTGGCATGGTGCCAGATAAAGGTTTTCGTAGGCAACTCAAAGCTCTCGATAATTCCTTCGAGGTGGTGTGGGATTGGGGAGGAGAAAAGTGGGAGATCTGGAGCTTTCCAGCTGATGGAAAGTTGCCTTACCATGTTACTACAGTTCAAACAAAAAATAGGACATACCGGGAACTTGGAGCTGACATTCTCGTGTCACTGCAACAATCCATGTCCCTCGGTTATGATAATATTATCAAGTATCTTGACGAGCACAACAATCAAATTCAAAGAAGGAAGCGACAAGATTTCTTAGATAAGATTCAATGGGCTGTTAGGGATAACTTTGCTACGATTCACTCAGTAAGGGGTAGGCCAATAGAAAAACTTTATGGTGCTGAATTCTTGAATCGTATTCCAATACTTGAGAAGAAAGAGCTTCCAATAATTAAAGTTCCCTTGGGACAAAGAATCATAGGAGCTACGACAGATGCCTAATCAAGAAGAAGTTGAAAAGTTCAAGATCACTCCTGAGATGAAAGGCTTTTTGAAAACCTACAAAAAGTTTAATGAGATTGGAACACGCTTGCGTAACAAGATGCAGATTCATCTTGATGAGGCGGATAGGACAAGACAGATGCTCTCTCAAGTTGAAGAAGGCATGAAGATGCTTACGCTTAATGCTCCAGAGAAACCTACCTTTGAGATGGAAGAACAAGAGGAAAGTACTCCAGCTCAAGGACAGGGACAGCAAACTATGAATCCAATGTTGAATTATTAAGAAAGGAGATATCATGAATAAAACTGATATAGCTAGAATTTGTCATGAAGTTAATAAAGCTTACTGTGAATCTCTTGGAGATATGAGCCAAGTTATTTGGGAAGATGCACCTGAATGGCAGAAAGAAAGTGCTATTCTTGGAGTTATTTTACATACAGAAAATCCTAGTGCTGGCCCAGAAGCAAGTCATGTTAGTTGGATGAATCAAAAAACTGCTGATGGTTGGGTCTATGGTCCAATTAAATCTCCAGTAAATAAAACTCATCCTTGTATTGTTCCTTTTAGCCAACTTCCTGTTGAACAGCAAGCAAAAGACTTTATCTTTAGAGCAATAGTACATGCACTAAACCCATTCATATGTTGAACAGGTTAAGCAAATGATATTAAATGCCTCTCAAATAGCGGCAGACATTAGATCGTCCCTTAATGAAGCAAGTGCCTCTCATTGGACTGATCTTGAAATCTTGCGTAAGATGAATAAGGCTCAGACTAAGCTTGCAATGCTTTTGTCTATGACTATTGGTGATTGGCTTCTCACAAGAGCTACGATTACTCCAGTTGATTCTTTGGTTACATTGCCAAGTGATTGTGCTAAGCCTGTCTATATGGAAGATGTAGCTAATGGGGTAGAAATTCAGTTTTCAACTACTGTGCGAGAGAGGAATTTTTCTCGCATATCGGCAACAGGATTAGATCAAGTTAATCCAAATGCCTATATGTATGGCAATTACATAGAGATAAACCAAGCAAGCTATACAAACCAAGTTTATCTGTGGTATGAAAGGAATATTCCAGATTTGCATTTTGGAACTGGTGGAACTAATAGTGGATCAAATGTTCTTGTATTTCAAGTGACCAATATTCCTGCGCCAAGAGATGACTATTATAATGGCAACTATGTCAGTGTAACTGCAGGAACCGGAGTAGGTACAAGAGCAGTGATTTCTGATTATACTGGAAGTACTGGGGCAGCTACTGTTACTGGTACGTTTTCAACAGATTCTATTTATGGTACAGAGACTATTCTTCCAGAACAAGCCATTATTCCTTTGACACAACTGGCTACAGTAGAATTACTTGCAAAGCCAAGTTCGGCTATTGATCCAAAGTATTTTGAGTATGCAAAGCTTGAATCAAAGGATTCATTGAGTGTTTTTACTGATTGGATTTCTACTCGAGTTAAGAATTCACAGAGGGTTCGCAATCAGGAGGAATGGGCATAATGGCGCTGGCTGTTACTCGAGAAGATTTTACTGGCAAGTATGATGGAGTGACTCCAAGTATTCTGTTGCCTTCAGGCAGTGTCTCTGATGGTCTTAATATGAGGAAGGTCAGTAAAACTGGAGGCTGGAAGCCAAGGAGAGGTTGTGTACTTGCTAATACTACAGCTGCTGAAAGTAGTGCAGCAATTAAATCACTGCATCAATTTAAGCACCCTTATAATAGTGACTATCATTTCTTTGCTCAGGTAAATTCAAAGCTTCTTGACTCAACAGACGATCCGCCCGCAGTTGGTACTACGTTTGGAATTGATCTTGGTGTCAGCGTGGGAGCCACTGCTGGTTTTTCTTGTGTTGTTAACGACAGATTTTGCTACGCGGATGGAACAAGTGCGCCAATCGTCTACGCTGGCACAGCGCCTTTTCCGCTTGCAGTGTTTACTTATGATGCTACTAATACTGCTTATGTAGACTATACAAGCCAAATTGTAGATAATAGAACTGCAACCTATGCTAATATTCTTGGTGGAGCAACAGATAAGTTTTATATACTTACTCATGAAAGAATCTCAGCAGTTACTCTGGATTTAAACGCAAGTGTAAATTCTAACTCTGTTACGTTAACAGTTAAGGCAATGCGAAGTGGAACTTGGACAAGTGTAAGTGCACTTAGCGATGGCACAGCTAGTGCAGGAAAGACTCTTGCTCAAGATGGTACAATTAGTTGGACAGCCTCTGCAAGTGATACCTTAACTGTAATTGGTAATGTCATGGGCTATGCCTATGAGCTTTCTTGGTCTGGTGCAATGTCTGGAGCTGTGGGCTGTATTAGTATAACTTGTACTATGCCAGCAACAACTCTGACAAATAAATGGAATGGAGCTTTTGAGTGGATTAATGGAGCATTGTTCTATGACCAAAGTGCTGGACAGTATATTGAAGCATTAGGAAAGCTTACTAATGAAAGTGATAGTCAATATCTTGATGTGTCTTCTGCTACTACTGATGACTATCTTTATGTTAAATCTGTTGAACCAGTTTGTGGAATTGGTTTTGGAGTGGTTAATGGCTATGGAAATACCGCAGATGCTCAGATAGATTTGATTGAGCATTGGTCTGGATCGGCATGGACTACCTGTGGAACTTTGTCTGATACTACTTTAGATGGTGGATCTGATTCAAGCTTTGCTCAAACAGGAAGAATCTTCTTTGAAGCTAGTGCTTTAACTCCAGTTAAACGGACGTTTCAAAGTGATAAAGTTCCAGGTTACTGGTATAGGATTTCTTGGGACGCAGCGCTTTCAGCGAATACGAGGATCTATGCTTGTCTTTATGCAACTCAACCAGAGGCTCTTCCAGCTTATACTGGATGTGTGGAGTTTAAGGGTAGACTATTTGTCTGGGGCGATCCTCGATACAAGAATAGGCTTCGGTTTTCTAGTTATGGTAGGTATGATTGTTTTAGTGGTAAAGATAGTGGTTATACTGATATTTTTGGTGGTGATGATACTATCCTTTGTGCTAAGAAGTTTTACAACGAGCTTGTTGTATTTAAGAAGACTTCTATCTACTTGCTTGAGGGATATTCTCCTACGACTTTTGGGATTCTCAAGCTAGCTGACACGATTGGGATTGCATCTCCTCAGACAGCACAGACTATTGAAATTGGTTATCCTAGTATGCATGCTGATGAAGGAGTTAATATAGTTATTTGGCAGGATACTGATGGAGTTTATGTACTTGATGGAAGAAAACCAAAAAAGATCTCGGCAGCGATAGATCACTTCTTTAATCCAGAGAAATCTACCTGTATTGCAGCAGCTAGTATCGAATCACTGCAAGCATATCCTGATTATATTAATAATGTGTATCATCTATTATTGCCTGAATCTGAACTTGTTTTTAATTACATCACGGATGAGTGGTATCCTCCTTGGGAGAGGCAAATAGATTTGACTTGTGGCATTGCTTTGCGAGGAACAGATAATCGTTATTATACCTATGGTGGAACAGCATCAGGATTTGTTTGTAAACTTGAAACTGATACAACAGATAAAACCACTGCTAATGCAGATCAAACTATAATTCATAAGATTAAGACGAGAGGTATTCAAGCTCTTGTTGCGGACGATGGAGGAAAGCTGTACTTTTCTCCTACTATGAGATTTGCTTTGAATGGAGCAAAATTGCTCTGTAAGGCACAATCAAGTGGAAGTGTAACTGTCAAAGCCTATTATGATATGGCGACAAGTGCGACAACATTGACAAGTTCTGCTTCTATAGTTAATAGTGGAAAAGGACTTGCTGCACCAAGTATAGCAGTTAGTGTTACTGATTTAATCTGTGTTGAATTTGAGTTCTATATGGCTACTGCTGATGTTGAAATGGAAGTTTGGACTCTCCATTATGGAACTGAAGTTCAAGGTCGAATGAACTAAACCAATTCAATATATGAACAGGTTGAGTAATGGCATATTCAAAAGCTAAGCCGTATCAAAGAACGAGTTATAAAGGAGCAGTAGATCCTTCTTATGATAGGTTTTTAAAGGAAGCTGCTACGCTCGGTAAGGCTGAGAATATTAAAGAGTCAGAACTTGAGAAGCCGTATAATGTTAAGCAGACCTATTCTGCTATGCAACAAGACTATGATCCGCTTACTCCTCCAACTATTGATCCTGGAGTTGGCACTGGAGGATTGAAATGTATTTGGACTAGTACTGGATGTGAACAACTTGTCGGTTGTTGGGCAGGAAGTGATATTGTATTAACTGGACCAGAAGCAGCAACAGCAGGCTATCTTCCTATTGTTCCAGTAACTGGAGAGATTGTAAAACAAACTATTGGTGGAAGTGAGTCTCGTGGGATAGATATTATAATGAGTCCTATTCCACTAAGAAATACTTTCACAGTTAGATTTAAAGATGGACTTGGTACTATTCATGAAGTACCTATTGATATAACCTGTCCTCATGGAGTAGGTTGGTTGACTAAAATAATCTTTGCTGCTGGAAATTGGATACTTGCAAACTCGGTTAGACTTTATCTTGATCAGTCTAATGGATATTTGCATAGTGCTTGTATTGACTCAAATACTGGTGAAGTTAAATATTCTTATTTTGATGGAGTTGGTTGGACCTCTGAAACAGCTTTTACAGCCGAAGATTATGTAGATATTTGTCTTGATGGATCAAGTAATCCTTTTATTGTAAGCACAAGATCAACTGGCTTTCCAAATAGAAAAATCATTTCTGTTGTTAAGTCAGGAGTAACATGGACTGAGACAGATTTACTTACAGGTATTGTTGGTGCAGTAATTGGTGCTGTATTTAAAGATTCCTCTAACTATATCCATATTATTTATGAGAATGGAACAGCAACGCAGAAGATAATTAGCCATGCTACTAATGCTAGTGGTTCATGGTTAAGTGAAGATCTTGTTACCTTTAATAAGGATGCAGGATGGGATGGTTTTAGCCAAGGCTATTCTGCTTGCATTGCTCCGAATGATACGATACATCTAGTATATACACAATACTATTCTATTACAAGTCCATCGTCTTATTCTAATATTGTTCGGCATAAGAGCGGAACATATGGTTCTTGGTCAGGAGCAACTACATTAGAAACAAGGACAAGCTTTTTGATAGAAGTAACTTCTGCTTGTTCCTCAGATAACGCAAATAATATCTATGTTATTTTTGACAGTTCAACTTCTGTAAGATATTATGCCTACACTGGTTCATGGTCTGGAGGAGAAGATATTACAGGATCAACTGTTCCAGCTGCTTTACTTGGTGTTTTGAAGGGAGCTTCTTCTGTTTATTATATAGATGTAGATACTACTGGAAATACTTTATTTGAATTTAATAAAACAGGTAGTTGGGCTGTGACAGAATTTGATGCTACCTATGGTGCTGGATATGGCAAGATAGCTTATGATTATGCTAATAATATTATTCATGTAGTCTGTGCACAAAGTACTGCGTTGAATGAGTTTACTGGTGGTGTATTTCACTATTATCGTTACGTTTAGCTGGAGGAAAGTTAGATGGCTTATTCTGATCTTGGTGTTTTACTGCCGACGGAATCTCAGTACGGAAATCCACAAGCCTATACGGAAGAGCTTAGAGCTGAATCTGTTAAGCAAGCTACTTATCTCTCACAGATGGATCAATTTTATACTCAGCTTGAAGAGTCAAAGAGACAGTTTGATCTAAACTATGCTGCAAGATCTAAAGAGTTTGAGTGGACAAGTGGATTTGAAGAGAAAAAATTGGCTCATCAAACTGAAGTGGATACAAGGACTCTTGCTCTTAAAGAAAAAGAATTAGCTCTGACAGAACAGATTAAGCAAAAGGAACTACAATTTGCTGAAACACAGCTTGGCTTTCAAAAGGAACAGCTTGCACTTGAGAAAGAAAGATTGCAAGCAGAGCTTGAAAAACTCAGAACCGAAACAGGATTGGCGCAACAAAGTATGGCCTTACAGGAAAAACTTGGTATGAGCCAAATCAGCGTAAGCCAAGAAACGCTTGCACTACAAAAGGAACTTGGGCTTGGTGAGCTTAGCTTAAAATCACAGGAACAAAGCTTTACTAATCAATTAGAATATGCTCAGTTTATGGCAGGACTTGGACAGGCATTTCCAAATGGAGTAACTACTGGTACCTCGATTGATCCTTATACTGGTTATGATAAGCTTGTTACAGAGCCTGCGTCAAAAGTCTATGGAAGTCTTGTAAAAAATCCTAATGTAAATTCCTATGGAACTACAACTGTTCCGTCTAGCTATAGAACTTATAGCAGTGGTTATACCTATGGTATGTAAGAGGAATAAAAATGGCTAGATATAATTTTGCAGGAAAGTATGGCTTAAAGATTCCTCGAGTTCGTATGAGAGGAAGAGTAGGTGAACCAATTAGAGAAGATCTCGGTTATCAAGGATTGACTGAGCTTGAAAAAGATAGAAGATATGAACCTTATGGAAGTAAATCGAGAGCCTATTATGAGAGGCTTAAGGGAGCTGATGCCGAACGCTCGCGCAAATTTAGCTTAGATACAGCTAAGATTCAGCAAAAGGATGAAAAAGAAGAGTTTAATAAGGAAAAAGAGTTTGTTGGCCGTTGGACTGATCTTGTGCTAAAGGCACGAGAGGTTGGGGATATTACACTACAAAAACACTTGATCTCTTATGGTAGAGATTATATAGATACTTTGTCTTATCAGACAAGACAACTACTTGAGCCAATTTTGCGAGCTGGTCCCTTTGATCCAGCTAAAGCTAAGCTTGAGAAATATGACCAGTATAATCCAGCACCTCGTATTACTGCTGATCCAGAGAGAGAACCATTGGCTCATGCGCAGCAAACGTTTGACATGGAAGACTGGAGAATGGCAAGGACTCATTTCGCTACAGGGCAAAGTGCTCCAAAGAGAAATTTGATTCCTGTCTCTGGAAAAGAAGGACTCTACTATATGCGAGATGAAAGTGGTAGAGTTAGTCAAGTAAGCGAGGAGACGCTACAATTAAAAGAGTTTGCAAAGTCTTTTGGCGTTAAAGAGGGAGAGATCTTGCAAGCTGGCGGCTATGCAGGAAAGAGTCAGACTGGAAATATCAATGGAAAGGTAGTTAATTACAGAGCATTTACTTCGTTTCCAGATGGTAAAACTATTCTCGAACCTCTGCCAGGAATGACACCAGAACAGTTTAATAAGCATGAGAAAGAAGTAGCTGAGTTTATGGCTGTTTTAAATACCGGCGATGAGAAACTTATAAAGAAACATCCAATGGCAGCATTAGTAGCTAAGACCGAGGCTGATGGAGAATCTTTTGATACTGTTGCTCCATTGCTAAAGAAAGCCTATGGCTTGAACTTTGTTAAGCCTAAGGAGGAAGCTACTATTATGTCGCATCTCTGGGATATTATTAAACCCGGAGAGCACGTTAAAGGAAATACTCTACCTTTCTATGGTGGCTATGTAGAAGGAGATGATAGATCAATTAGGGCAGTTCCTGGTGAAGAGATGAATCTTAAAGGATTTAGAGTGTTCTATGATAGAGATTCTGATTCTGTTTTTAGTGCAAGTGATGGAATTAGACTAGGCGGATACGAAGAAACTTCTCGAAAGCTTGATGAGAGATTTCAGTTACTTGATGTGAGGAAGAAGAAACGAGAAAAGGAAGAAGGACAGAAACGAGAAGATTATCTCTCTTTTGATGTNGGAACGGGGACTTAATTATGTATGATCCTTTTGAGAATTTAGCTAAGATACCTGAATCTCAGCAAGAAGAACCTAAGCCTTTTACGGTCTATGATCCCTTTTCTTCTCTCGAAAGAGTCTCAGCCAAAGAAGGAGAAGCAAAGCTTCCTTTTGCTCCATATAAAGAAAGTCTCGCGGCTACCGCTTTAGATACTATTCCCTTTGCGAAGTATCTATTGCCAGAGGAACAGTCTAATTTTAACGAACTGTCCTCGGATGAAAAGTCATCTGCTATCGGCTGGCAGGTGCTTGGTGCAGCCCTCTTTGTTGCAGGCGGACCCCTCCTTGCTCGTGCTGGCCGAGGCATGAGTTCCATAATCCGTGTTGGAACAGAGAGGGCTCTACCAAGACTTACTGAAGGAGCACTTGCAAAGCGGATGGCAGGTGCTGTTGCTAAAGAAGCTCCAATAGAAGATGTACTTGTTGGGATTTCTTCGAAGACAAGAAACTATGAGTTTAAGCCTTTTAACTATGAAGAAGCATTAACGTCTAAGCTTAGAGGAGAATCATTTGGCTCTGGTGAAATTGAATCAATAACAAAGTATAAGCTTACTGGAGAAAGAGCTGAGTTAAAGAATGCTGTTCTTGAAAGATCATTTGAGAAAAAGCCTATGACAACTAAGTGGAGTGAGAGTGTTACTCCAACTAGTGAGCCGTATGGCGGTTTTAGACTGAAGCCAGAATTAGATGCTAGTCTTTCTGAAGAAGTACTTAGATCGAGGCATTATTCTAAGGAATATGGAAAAATCTTTTCTCGAGAAGTATTGCATACTAGAGAGAAGGATATATCCAAAGATTTCTTTGAAAGAGTCTATCAAAAGCAGATGGAGGCAAAGTATCCTACTGGTGAGGCAGAGATTCCAAAGTCATTTGATCTGCGAGAGATTACTGAAGGAGACTTTGCTCACTTTGTAACTGATATGCTGGAAAATAAAAGAGAATATAGGTCTGCTCTCTCAACAACTGCAGGAAGATTCTGGCCAGCAGCGCTAACTCCTACACGAGTTATCTATGGCTTGAACGAGAGTAGTTGGGGGGCTTACTCTGGAGTTTACCAACCTCTTCGCGGAGCATTTGAGTCTTCTCGTAAATATACTTTTGATAGAACTTTGACTTGGCTGACACAGTTACAACAGCGTGGTCTTGGCGAGATTAAATTCTCAAAGTATGGAGAGTTTTCATTTAAGCCTGCGGCTGAGTTTACTTCTCAGGAATCAGATAAAGCCTATCAAATCCTGAGACAGATGGATAATATCTCAGGGCAAGCTAAAAATGGAGTTTCCCAAGAGTTAATTGATAGCCAGATTTCTGGATTGGTAAGCGAACTTAATCCAAGTGGAACTACCCGAAAGGTAATTGATGCTTGGAGAGATTTCTCTGATACATTGTATTCTGAGTTTATGATTCATAAGATTCCTTCTGTACTTAGAAAGGAAGGATTACTTACTCCTTTTGGGCAGAATTCTGTTGATGCTCTAACTGCTAAGCTAACTCCAAAGATTTTGGATACATTTGCTACAGGAAGTAGTCGATCTACGGTGCAGAAAGTAACAGAACTAAAAGAAACGCTTAACGAAGTAAAACGTCTACTCGCACCTAATGAAGGTTCGCATCCTTGGTTTCAACTGACAGGCAAAGACTTGGACGACCACGTTAGTAGGCTTGCGAAAGAACTTACGTTGACAAATGAGAAAGGCAACCTGATTGGCTATACCGACCACTACACTGCACGCGTATCAGCGGATCAGGAACGTAACTTTGAAAAATGGTCTCAGGCTCTTGTTGGTAAGAGGGGAGGCTTTGAGAAACAGCGTAAGTCTGAGTTCATGATAGGTGAGCCTGTAGATTTTAAGACAATGATAGAGTCTCGGATACATTCGCAGGCTAATGCTATGTTTATGTATCCAGTTGTAGATGATGTAGTTAAGACAGCTAAAGCATTTCCAACGCATTTGGCAAGCTATGTAGAACATCATCTTGCTCGTGTGCTTAATCAGCCTTCGTCTATAGATCATACACTTGCAAGAGTGTTTGAGAATACTATAGGAAGAGTAGAAGGCTTGTTTGGTAAAGAAGGAACTTGGAATGCTCGAAGAATAATGGATACAGCTCAGACTGTTAATGATCTAACCTATTTGGGTGCTCTTGGGTTTAAGCCATTCTCTGCTGCTCGCAACTTGTTTCAACCACTTGTTACGGTTCCAGCTGATCTCGGTGGATTAAAAGACTATGCGAGTCTTGCTAAAGGCTATGTTAAAGCGTTTGATCCTAATGTGAGAAAGTATCTTTCTGAAATTGGAATCATCTCAGAGTATGCTCCTGAAATCTCGATCCGGCCAAAGGCTTTGCCTTTTTCTAGGACTATAAATATAGCAGGCAGACCGTTTGATACAGCTAAAGTACAATCCTTTAAAGATGCTGCTATGTGGATGTTCAAAGCATCAGATCGTTTTAATAGATATGTAACTGGTGCTGCAGCTATGGATAAATGGGAGAAGGTAATTGCCAAGTTTCCAGAAATTAATAAGGATAATGTTAGTTCTGTGCTAAAACAGACTGGAGCTAATCAAAGAAATCCTTGGATTAAGAATGAGATTGAAGATTTCTTGCGTAGAGGAAAGTTTGGAGAGGCTAAGGCTAGCTTTATTCGAGATGTTGTGGGGGACACACAGTTCTTGTATGGTGCAGTAGATGCTCCGCAGATAATTGGAAGAGGTGGAAGTGTAGGTAGAACAGGACTTGTATTTCAAAGCTATTTTATGAATCTTGCACCTTTGTTTGAGAAGTGGATGACTACAGGGAATGCTCCAGAGAAACTGCAAAAGATTACTACTGCAGCTATTGCTCAAGCAGCAGCATATCACTTGATGGAACCTATTTGGGGAGGAGATGCCTCTGCGAAAGCTATTGGCTTTGGGCCATTTCCAACTGCGATTAATGAGTATATGATTCCTCCAGCATGGACACCTATTTATCGTGCGACGAGAACTATTCATGGAGCGTTGACGCTGAATCCAGAGATGAGTGGAGAACAAGCAAAGAAGCTACTTGGCTCCACTCTCATCTTTGTCCCTGGAGGACTGCAAGCTGCGAAGACGTTTAAGGGAGTTAGGGAAGAGGGATTTCAGGGATTTGCTAAGTCTATTGTTGGGTATCCTCTTGAGAGTCAAAAGAAGCAATGAGATTAGTTAGAGCATTATCTATACTCTTAATTCTTTTTACGTTACATTTAAAGCACCAATAAGGACTCCATAATGTTCCTGCTTTCTCTTTACAGTTTGGCTCTATGCAAGTTTTACCTGTGTGATATTTAGAACTATTACCTTCATGATTAGGATCTTCGAATGCTTTCATTTTAACTCCTCTCAACCCCGTCAAATGTTGAATCGGTTAAGGATTGAAATATCAATGCTAAAGCGTAAGGCGAATACCAATGTGGCCTAAAATTTCCAAGTCTTCACCTTGCGCCTTAGCGGTGCCGTAAATCACGAAATTGGATGGGGTATTTGAATCTTACGGGTCATTTCCAATTATCACAGCAGGATCACAAGAATCCTTTTTCTCTTTCTCACCTTTCCAAGTTACGTTGGTAATTCGCTTTCCCCCGGTAAAGCTGTCGATTGTCGTGTCAAGCTTAACAACCCCCATTCCTTCAAGAGTCTCAAGAATCTCATGTAACTCCACTTTGTTCGTCTCGCGATAATTAGCTCGTAGAAGAGCTGTGAAACTAATTGTTCCGATAAGCTGTACCTGGCGCAGTATTCGTTCCACACCGACAGCAGTTCTACTTGATCCGTGTCCTCCAAGTGCTTGGTCTGCGTTAGCAAGGCTGGCCTCCACAAAAGTTATTGCTTTTCTAAGATCAGATTCCTCTATAACAAATTCGTTAGAATATGCCATCCTAAGACACATAGTTGTCTTCAAGACGTTGGTATGTAGTCGTGCAAGATTTCCCCGTAGTCTGTCATCCGATAGATCTGACGTCTTACCTTTAATGGTTTGATACCAGCTATCATACAGAGCTTCAGCAACAGGTGTAAATTTGAACTCTCCAACCAACGAATTGATAGTCTTAAGGTCGTGCTTGAGCTGTTCGTATAGCTTAGTGTTAGGTGGTGGAGGCATTGCAAGCCACTTGTATTTTTCTCGAGCTGATACAAAAACGATTCGACTTGTGAAACCTCCACCGATAGCTTCAGGAGGCAAGTTACTTGTAAGCCATCTTGGTGTAGTACCAATAAAGGCGTTGATGCAAATTCGATAGAGCTTGTCTTTGCCTTTTTCACTTGTCTTGTATTCCCACTCATCATGAGAATCCCATAAATCTGTTAAGACTTCTATGATTTCCTTTGGATTAACTGCAAGTAAGCTTGCAAATTCCTTTGATACTATTGACATAGAAGAATGAACAACAGGAACTTGGCTTCCTGGCATATAAAAGAATTGGTTCTTACGAACTTCATCTAAATCCTTTGTTAATGCTCGTTTGGTTGGTGAGTCAGCGAAAACAGAAACTCCAATATCTTGTAAGATCTTCTTTGAAAAGGAGAGCGGCATACCTTTTCGGCACTCTCCTGGGTCTGCAACAAGTAAGATATACATATTTGGATAGAGATTCTCCATCCCAAATGGAGTCCATACCTTGCGCTGTAATGCTGAAGCAATGGTAGAAATTCCTGCCCATAACCAAAACACTCGTGGAGCTTCTGTTTCCTCGACATATTCCATTAGACTTATTAGCCAATTTTCGCATAGTCTCTTGGCCTTCGTAGCCATTAGTCCACTATCTCCACTAACCTCAAAATATACTTACCGCAAGTGAGAATAAGAGAGCACTTTTTATCTACGATAGAACAGTTTTCAACAACAAAGTGAGGACACCAAGAGCCACATGGAGGTTGATTTGATGTAAATGGACAGTAACATTTGGCGTCATTTCGTCTATGTAAAATCATTCTCTTTGCTGTGTCTATTTTAACTACAAATTCAAAGCCATTTTTGTAAGAGTCAGACATTGAATACCTCCTTAGCTATATCTTCTATATAAGGCCTAAGAAAATCTCCGTGACAGGCAAGTGGCTTACACCAACAAATTAGTGTAACTTTGCCTGTTTCTAGTCCTTTTTTAGCTATATCTTCAAGAAATTTTCTTTGGAGAGATTCTGTATTATTAAGTTGCATCTCTAGCCAATCAAGATACTTCTCAATAGCTCTATAACGGCCGTATTCTTTTACACTAAAAGGATTTCCAAGTGCTGAAGGTCTACCTATATAGAAGCCATCTCCTTTAAAAGTCTTTTTATTTCTAACATATACTTTCATTTTATCTCCTTCAGTTCCCCCCAAGACGGACCAACTTTGAATTCTGTTGGAATAATAAGTTGTCTGCCATTGATCTCGATAGGAATCTCTAAACACTTTCTCATATCGGTTATTGCAGTAGCTATTGTGGCTTCATTGTTGTCTACCTGAGCAATGATCTCGTCGTGGACGTTTAAAAGAATGTCTATATAATCTGAGTGCCTTTCGTAGATTGATTGGATTCCAATTTGGAGAAGTTCTCCAACTGTAGATTGTGGGGAGAACGCATAAGCAGCTCGATAAGTGCTATCATTAAGTCTCCCCAAAAAAGTTCTTTTCCTACCGAGAGGCGTAACCAAAGTTCGAGTGCTCTTAATCTGTTCTCTAATCTTCCTCTTCCACTCAGCGAGATGCGGGTCCTTTGCCTTAGCCGATTCAAGTAGCTTCTTACAAAGGGATGCCTCAAGAAAGTAACCCTCCTTTATTAACTCTCCCTGAAATTGTAGTGGACCAATATCATAATTGATAGCGTGTTTTGTTTTTTTACCAAGATTTCTAAAATCCTTTAATGTATGCTCTTCTTGTGTAATTCTATCTTTATACAAAGCTGTTGGTATTTCGTACTTTACAGAATCAGGAATCTCAAAGATTTCTTTTGCCTTTTCCCAATGTACATCAATAGTCCCAGAAAGATATTGAGCTATTCGTGCTACGTTATTTGCTTCCCATGTAACACACCTATCTTCTGCTTGTGATAAGTCAGCAGCAACTAAGATTTTACCTTCATCAGCGACAAAGAGTGCTCTAACCGCCTTCCCTTCCTCTGTTGTAGCACGAGGGATATTCTGTAGGTTGCCTCCTGCTTCCTCGTTTGCTCCATCCTTAAAAACAAACGGTGAAGAGCTGCTTGAAGTTCTCCATGTGGAAACCCATCTATACGCAGTATGTACTCTTCCGTCTCCATCTACTATCATCTCCGCATAAGTGTTAGAAAGTTTGTTGAACCTTTGGTAGTCTAAGATGTGTTGCAAGACTTCGTTGTTGCGATACTTTTTCTTAAGTTTCTGTAGTGCTTCTTTGTCAACCGAAGGTTTCTTTGTTTGCCGATTAAACTGTATCTCAAAGCCAAGCATTCCGTAAAGTAGCTTCTGTTTTTGTTGACTGCTGCTTAGGTTCCATACTGCTCCGCTGATGCGATTCACTTCGGCCTGAGCAAATGCTGCTCTCTTCGAGAACTCAACTTGGAGCTTAGCTTTCTTTTCGAGATCAATCTTGAAACCTCGGAGGGTCATGGCTAAATGAGATTCAAAGACTCTCTTTGTCCTATTGTATCCATGCCAAGTTCCAAGTTCTTTAGCATCTCGCATGACAACAGGAAGGATCTCTCGAGTTACACAACAATCCTTACCATTGTAAGCAAATTCCATAGCATCGGAGCTTCTCACTCCAAAATGAACCTTGCCCATGTCTTTGTAATAAGGCTCCCAAGTATAAACGGAGGTACAAAATGCTAAACTCTTTTTGAGATAGGGGTAACTTGCATGGTGGAGCCACATTGTGTCTTCCCAAGAGTCTTTGTCTACACGCAAACCATAATAACGAGCAAGAACTGCAAGATCATAGCCAGCATTATGAAAGATTTTTACTGTTTGCGACAAAAAGACCTTACTGATAAGCTGTAAAATTTCCGCTTCTTGTTCCTCAGTAAATGCACAATCCTCTCCTCTAATGAATGGCACAACAAAAGCATCTCCAGGATCAGGCGAGAATCCAATACACCAGAGAAGTGGACCATTCTCCGACGGAAGTGTTTCAATGTCAACAGCCGTATGAAATAAATCAGTAGATAATTGGCGCAAACGAGCACAAATCTCTTCAAACGATAAATCAATTTGAACCTTCCTTTCTATTTGAGTAAGTTCTCGAGATTGCGATTGCTCTTTGGCTCTTCCAAGATCTTTCAAAAAAACAGGGAGAGCATTTATCGCTTGTTTTTTCTTGTCCCCCATAAGCTTTTCTTCTTGCTCATTAATGAGTCGATTAACGTAGCTAGGATGATATGTGCAATAAACTTTGAATCCTTCCACAAGTGTACAGGGAAGCACACTTCCTCGCCACTTCTCCACCTTATCTTTCCCTGTGAGATGAAAGATAGCTGTACGCCCAAGAGCGACGAGCACGTTAACATCGCTTTGCTCCTTTAGTTTAGTTAGCCAATCAGCAAACACTTTAATGTGTTCTTCGCCTTCCCATGTTGGTCGCTTGCAAGAAGCATCTTGATAAAAGTATTTAATGTCATTTCTCGGTGGACGCTGACAGAAGATGTTATGAACAAGAACTTCAGAGCGAGTCAGGCCTACATTAGTCAAACAACGATTAAGTAGTTGCCCTGCTTGTCCAAAGAAAGGAACTCCCATCTCATCTTCTTCCTCGCCTGGGGCTTCGCCAATGAAGCATAGTTTGGCAGATAGTGGTCCCTCGGGTGGAATTATTTTAGAAGTTAATCGTTCAGCCATTAGTTTTTCCTTTCAACAAACAGAGTTGGCTCAGCGTCATTACGAGAATATCTAAAGATAGATAGAAGTTCTCTCAAAGGATCAGAACCAAGTGCTGCTTGTAAAGCAATGCGTTCTATATTAGTTACATCAAATGGAAGTGTTACTGTAATATGATAACCTTCTCCGCTTTTTGAGTGAGCCATCTTAAATTCTGTAGCCGGAAGTTGAGAATCAAATAACCACTTAAGTCTATCAAACTGATCCATTTGTTGCTGAGTATCTATATCAAGCTG